CTCTATAACTTGGCCATGGCCATGGCATTTAGATTAACGCCTGAGGATGAAAAAGATTCTTTCTTCAATGGACAACTCGAGACTGGAATTACTGGAACGAAAGTCCGATTCGCTTCCATTAAGAAACTTAAGTTTTTCCAATCGATATATTTTATCAAGCTTTTTGAAAAAGAATCAATCCTCATCATGTCTGAATTGATAAAAGACGAATTAAGCAGAATGTCTCAATTGGTAGTCGATGGCCCAACTGACAAACCTTACTATTTTGACCTTTACAAGTCATTCTTTGGGATGAAATCTTTCTTCGGAGATCGATCTAGTTCTCGAGTAGGTTTGAGCTCATATTATTTGGACAAACAAATAGGTGATTCGAACCCAGGTACCATACCGACGGTCATGAGCAACAATCTCACCACACCAGTTTCACCATCAGATAAGCCTCAATTTATTGTAGAAAGTTATGTTAGGCTAGTGGAAAAGAACTTTGATGTTCCAAATCCATTTACCAATAGAGAAGCTAAATATAGAGGAGTGGTTTCTTTGGGCGACATGTCAAAATTTGTCGATGAAAATCTGGATTTTCTAGAAGAAAAATACCTGTCAGACTTTTTTGGAGATTTATCTTTCTCATATGAAGGATCTTTCTCATCTTTGATGAAGAAGGGTTTTTCAAGTCAACAGAACATAAATCGCTTGATAGAGCTGAATAAAGACTTGCCGAAGACACAAATAATATCAGCATATTCTTCACACGTAGGCTTGAGGCCTTATGAAGATTTTAGCGTACTATATGATGAGACATTTTTACTAGATGGAGAAACTCCAGATCCAAAGTCAACCATAGGATCCACAGGTGTCAAATATGGGATGAGAGTGTCCCTTGTGTTCCCAAAAAATACATTTACACCTAGTGAATTATTGTCTATGAAAAACTCTATGTCTGAAATTTCAAGACAGGAAAAGTCATATATCTTTGAAGACGGTGGTTTCGTGATGCCACTAGCCTCTTCCGAGATAGACGTTGTTGACTGTAAGTTTGAAGATTTTCATCCTATCGATGGTATTGAAACGTATGACTTGGAATGTTTAATAAATAAGATGGTCGCAAAGCCCGAGTTTACTATGATGTTTGATAAGATTTTAAACTTTAGACAATCTTCTTCAATGTTATCAATTTATTGTATGGAAACATTACCGGCATCTATTGGTAGGGATGAGAGCGAGAGAAATAATATAAACGGTGACCCAGATGTTGAAGATTGGGACAGAACAATTAATAAATTTGGCAAAAACTTTTTAAGAAGAGAGTTTAAGTCCCTGTATCTTTCAAATACAGAAGATGGCATGTCAAACGATGATGATGATGACGAACGAAGTTTAGCAAATTTAATAAAACTAAATAATCCATTTGACTTCCTCACACTCCCATCAGTCCGCTTGCCGTGGTGGTTAAAGAGAAGAGCGAGGACAAAAGTTTATGATGCTAACGGTCAAGAATGTGCATCTCCTGAAAAAGATTTGCAATAATTACTAATTATTCGTAAAGGAGAGAACTTATGCCACTCTATGGACCCAAATGGCCACTCAAATCTGGAAACAAAGACACGTTCGAGATCTATGATGATGTTAAGGATCAAATAAGCTTTTATTTAAAAAACTTGATCCTTACATCTCCTGGTGAGAACATTAGCGATCCCAATTATGGCGTAGGAATACGAAGTTTTCTTTTTGAACAGAATACGCCATCTGCAAGATCTAGGATGTCTTCGCGGATTGCAACTCAAATTTCAATATATATGCCTTTTGTTTCTATAGAAAATATTGAAATCACATCAGATTCTCAAGAATTAGACAACCAACTGATGGTTAAAATCATATACGGGATACCAGGCAATGTAATTCAACAAGTCTTTGAATTGGATCTAAGCCCAGACACAACAATAGGATTCTACTAATGTCAAACAAGAAAATTTTAGTTAATTATACAAATAGAGATTTTAACTCAATCAAGGATGATTTAGAAAAACATGCTCGCCTATATTACCCAGACACGTATAAAGATTTCTCAGAAAATTCTTTTGGCTCTTATGTGCTCGATACTGTATCTCACGTAGGAGATATGCTCTCTTTCTATATAGACTACAAGGTCAACGAATCTTTTTTGGAAACAGCGGTAGAGTACGAAAATGTGCGACGAATGGCTAAGAACAATGGTTATAAGTTTTCCGGAAGACCTGCTGCATATGGTATAGCAACGTTTTACATAATGGTTCCAGCTATATCTTCAGGTCTCGGACCAGATAGGTCTCTTTTGCCAATTTTAAAATCTGGAACTGAAACTAGGTCAACAGGCGGAACAACTTTTGTCCTTACTGAAGATGTGGACTTTAGTAATCCAAAAAATGAAATAGTTGCATCAAGGTTTGATCCAACAACAGGGAAGCCTTCGAAGTATGCAATTAGAGCACAGGGTCAGGTTAGGTCGACAGTTCTGTTTAGAACCTTATTGGATGTTGGAGATTTTACTAGGTTCAACAAGATAAGAGTTGGCCCATCATCAATTGCAGAAATTAAATCCGTAACAGATAGTGAGGGCCACGAGTATTATCAAGTGGATCACTTGTCGCAAGATGTAATATACATAAACACTACAAATCCAAATGCTATCACAGATGGTGTTCCACAGATAATTAAGCCCAAGATTGTCCCTAGGAGATTTGTTTTGGAGCAAGACGAAACAGGGACATATTTGCAATTTGGATATGGTACTGACGAGGAAATCAACACAACAGACATCGCAGAGCCTTCCCAAGTAGCACTTAAGATGTCTGGAAAGCCGTACATCACTGACGCTGCATTTGACCCAACAAAGCTTTTGGATTCAAATACTTTGGGAGTTGCACCTTCTAACACAACTTTGGCAGTCTTGTTTTATCAGAATGATTCAGACTCTGTAAACGTCGCACAAGGTAATTTAAATCAAGTATTGTTATCTTCGATGACTTTTCCAAACTCTAGTGGGTTAAGTAGTGCGGGAGAGTCGTCGGTAAGATCTTCTCTGGAAGTATCCAATGACACTGCGATCGTCGGAAACACATCTCTACCAACCTCGGAAGAGATCAGATATCGATCTTATGCTGCAAATGCCGCTCAACAACGCTCGGTTACTCGAAATGACTATGAAGCCTATATCCACATGATGCCCGCCAACTTTGGATCAGTAAAGAGAGCATCTGTAATAAATGACCCTTCTTCTTCAAATCGTAGATTATCTGTGTATGTAATATCGGAAGATGCATCTGGAAATCTAGTGAAATCAAATATGACTATTAAGGAAAATGTTAAAGTTTGGCTAAATAAAAACAAAATGTTGAATGACAATATTGATGTGTATGATGCGCGTATTTTAAATATAGGTTTTGACTATGAAATTATTGTGCATCCATCCATGGACAAAACAGAGGTTCTGAATTCGATCAATAGATCGCTAAAGAGAGAAATGTTTAATAAAATGTATATCGGAGAACCTTTCTATATTACAAATGTTTATAACATAATAAACAAAGTCGATGGTGTGGTCGATACAACTAAGGTGACGCCCGTTCTTAAAACATCGATAGGTTACAGCTCTGCAGCTGTTTCGATCGAAGAAATGAAATCTGCAGACGGAACCTACATACAGGCTCCAAGAAATGTAATCTTTGAAATAAAAGACTTTGATAAAGACATAAGAGGTACAGCGGTATGATTAGAAGATATTATGCAACAAAAGACAATACGATAACGAATGCTTTTAAGGAAAATCTTCAACAACGAGGAACTGGTTCGAACATGGGCGCCTCAGATATCTTAGAGACGTTTACAATTTACGGACAAGCTTCATCAGCTTCGGTAGAGACAACAAGATTTTTGATACAGTTTGACACTGACGAATTGCTAGCAGACAGAGCCGCTGAAAAAGTTCCCACTAGTGGATCTGTATCTTGGTATTTAAAGATGTTTAACGCTCCGCATTCTCAAACTACACCATCAAATTTCGATCTTACCATCTCAGCAGTTTCTCAATCTTGGGAAGAGGGATATGGAATGGACATGGATTTTTACGAAAATGAGACTAGAGATGGAATTGGATCAAATTGGATTAATAGAGCTTCAGCCTCAGCATGGGATACTCAAGGTGGAGATTATCATGCTTCCCCAACATTTAGTCAAACATTTCAAACTGGATTGGAAGATTTAGAAATTGACGTATCCACACTTGTTGAGGAGTGGCTTAAATCAGAAAAAGATAACGATGGGTTTGGGGTAAAATTTTCTGATGCATTAGAAAGCGAAGCTCGCTCATTCTTTAGAAAGAAATTTTTTGGTAGAGATTCTGAATTCTTTTTCCAGAGACCAGTTTTGGAGGCGAGATGGGATAGCTCTAGGAAGGACGATAGAGGGTCCTTCTACGCTTCTAGCTCTTTGGCACCTGCATTGGATAACTTGAACTCTTTATATCTCTACAACAGCATTAGAGGACGCCTCAGGGACATACCCACGCTTGGTAGTAATGACATTTACGTAGATCTGTATGATAGTGTAGGAGGCTCTCTCCTGACAGGCTCATTTACAGCATCAGCAGAAATAACTGGTGTTTACAAGTGCGATGTTCAAATTGAGACTACAGCATCAACAGTTTATGATGTCTGGTTCAGTGGATCTACACAGTATCACACCGGAACAATTTCAGTAAAAAGTTTTGCTAGCGCTGACTATAACGCAGATAATGATTATGTAATTTCAATGCCTAGGCTAAAAAGTGAATACAGGAAAAATCAAACCCACAGACTTAGCTTGTATGTTCGTCAAAAAAATTGGTCTCCAAATATTTACACCAAAGCAGTCCAGTCTGGTATACCATCTTTGTTGATAGAGAGTGCTTCTTATCAAATAAAAAGAGATGTGGACAACTATATTGTAGTTCCTTATGGAACAGGGTCTACGATGCACACTGGACTATCTTACGATGTATCTGGAAACTATTTTAACCTAGATACAACTTATCTAGAAACAGGATATCTATATGAGATACAGTATAGTTTTTATGATGAAGATAATGGTTGGCAAAATCAAGAAAGTCGATTTAAATTTAGAGTGGTGGATTAATGAGTATTAAAGATTTATTTAACAATACTGGGTCTCCAAAGATCCAGAAATCTGTAACTTCGGACGAACTAGTAGAGACGGTTGAATCCTCTGATTACATCGAAGCGAAGAAGACAGAGCACCAACAGTTTGTTCCTCCGATTGACTTTTCTGATCCTTCTAACTTTGCAAAGTTTGGATCTGCTGAATTGTATTATGAAAAGTCATTTGAAAGAATACACAATTATTATCCATACGATGGAACATTGTCTGAGAAGATTGAGTTCGAGAACTCCTCATCTTATTTGGACAAATATGTCTTTGACAATCTTTATCCCCGCACCAACGGCTATGTCAATTTTGACGGAAACCAGAAAATAGAAATCTTTGGCGGACCACATACTGCCTCAGTTGGGATGGAAGGAAAGCCTTTGGAGGACACTTTCGATTCATCTATGGTTTATGATGCAGAGAAGCGTAGGGATGTTTCCTTCGAGTACAAAGCAGATTATGGTTGTACTATAGAATTTTGGCTTAAAAAAACAGAACCAACCGTCACCACAAGAAATCGTATTGTTGACATGACAAACGGAGATGGTGGAACAACCTTTCAGCTAGACTACTTGAAGAACGGAGCAGACAATTTAATACAACTTCACATACAAAGCGGTTCGACCACAACATCCCGAACAGAAATTATGACAGATGCGGTAGATGGTGATTGGCATCATTATGCTTTTTCGATTTACAACGAGAACAATCAAACGAATGTATCCAGCTTTAAAGACGGTCACTTCATAAGCACCTCTGGTGTTGTGCTCGGTGGCTCTCCAAAAGAAATATTAGACATTACTGCTGTCAGTAGTGGGATGCAAATGGCTATTGGAAGCACGATAGGCGGCGGAGTTGGATTATCTGGATCGATGGATGAATTTCGCTTCTGGAAAGTCAAAAGAACACCAGAGCAGATATATAACACATGGTTCACACAGGTCGGTGGAGGAACAAACAAGAATGATGCAAATCTCGACTTAGGTCTATATCTTAAATTTAACGAAGGTATCTCTGGTAACGATAGTTTGGATTCTTTAGTTCTTGACTACTCCGGCAGGATAAGTAATGGTGTTGTGGATGGATATGTTTCTTCCTTCAGGAGCACAGGTTCAGCCATCACAGAGGCTTTAGGGCAACCAGAGTTTTTAGATCCCATAATCTATTCTTCACACCCAGATGTCGTATCTAAAAAAGCAGAATATAAAACATCTGGATCCTTAGCAGATATCGAAAGTACTTCGCAAATCATATCTTATTTCCCGGGATGGATGCAAGAGGAAGATGAATTGCAAGGAAAGCAGCTAAAGTATTTATCTCAAGTGATTGGATCGTACTTTGATACATTATGGCATCAAATCAATTTTATAGACAAAATTCACGACAATCATTACATAAGTGGTTCGAACACCGCTTTACCGTTTTCGAAAAAACTATTACAAGATAAAGGCTTCGTTATACCAGATATGTTCATAGACGCATCAATAACTGAAAATTTATTGAATAGAGATGACAACGAAGTTTATGAAAAAGAAATAAATGAAGTACGCAATACAATTTATCACAATCTATACAACAACTTAGAGACAATATATAAATCTAAAGGAACAGAGAAATCATTTAGAAACTTTTTTAGATCAATTGGTATTGGTCAAGACTTAGTTAAGCTCAACATGTATGCGGACGACTCAACATTCGTAATAAGAGATAACTATCAATACAAGTCTTTAGAGAAGAATTTTGTTAACTTCAACAGAGAAGGTCATTTCGATGCAACCCTCTTCCAGTCTTCCAGCAATGGAGATTATTATATCCCCGGAGACAAAGACTATTTGGGTTCTTTTACTTTTGAAACAGAGATTATTCTACCCAAAAAGCAGAGGAAAAATGAAATTGGATATTTTTCATTCCCAGATTTGACTTCATCGATAGGAGGTTTTCACTCAACAGGTTCAGCATTTGATTATCCAACATCTAATGACTTGGGGATGTCCCTATATGTATTGAAAAATGAAGAGGAAAAGAACCTCAATGATGATGAGAGTCAAACAGTTCGTTTTATGGTCACTGGAGCATTTGGGGAACTAACCTCTTCGGAGATATCTTATCAATATGATAACAATAAGTGGAATCTTGCATTGAGAATGAGACACTCTACTTATCCATATGGAAACATAACTGGATCTATTGAAGACGATTTTACGATTGACTTTTACGGTGTTGAATCTGATGGAGACGTAAAGAGAAATTATTTTTATGTCAGCGCCTCAAACATCACAGCAGACTATTTCAGATCAGACAAGATTTTTTACGCAGGAGCTGAGCGGGTAAACTATTCAGGTTCAATTGAATACAATACGGACATGAGACTAGGTTCGGTACGCTATTGGCATAGTTATTTATCTAACGAAGCAATTGATCAGCACTCGTATGACCCAGAAACATTTGGATCAAATAATCCAGAGCAGAGCGATTTGGTCGACACGTATCCAGTAGAGATACCTAGAGAAAAAACCCTTGCCCTCCATTGGGGATTTGACACACTAACTGGTTCTGATAGTTCAGGAGAATTTCTAGTACCAGATTTATCATCTGGATCAAACAGTCCAACTCTCTATGGTTCTTTGGCCGCCACTCTCGGACAAATAAATGAGGCCAAAGGTATAGAGTTCAACACATCTGATACAAAAGCAATAGATAAAGATTACTTGCACGTTGCGAGGAAACGCTTGTTAGACAATCTTATGTCTTCTGACCTTACAACCATTAAGTCAGACGAGACCGAACAGTTTTTCGTTGATGAAGATGTTTCTGACAACTTCTATTCGTTTGAGAAGTCTATGTATGCAACAATTTCCGATGAAATGATGAACTTGTTTTCAACAGCTATTGATCTAAATAATCTTATTGGTCAACCTAATCAAAGATATCACCATGATTACAATATGATGAGCTTCTTGAGAGATAGATTTTATGACGATGTGGAGAATGAACCAGATTTTGAAAAGTTCACATCTTTTTATAAATGGATCGACGATTCGATCTCCATTGCGCTACAGCAATTGATACCTGCATCTGCAAGGTTTTCGGAAAAAATCAACAATGTTGTCGAAAGCCATGTCTTAGAAAGAAACAAATATACACACCAACTTCCAATTCTAACAACATTCGAATCCACAGAGGGTTCAATTAAAGGTATTTCAGAAATGAAGTATGATTGGAAACACGGCCATGCCCCAACTTATCCAGAAGAAGAGCAGCACAATGTTCTCTGGCAAACAGAAAGAAAGGAGAAAGATGGTCTTCGTGAAACATTACGTCAGAGCCGCAACAATCACTCTCTACAGTCTTCTGGGCTTGTGAGAAGGGAGATAGATGGCTCAACTAGAATAAGTGACACATACGCCGTTAGACGCTTTGCAAAGACTTATGATGTTTCTTTAGTAACACAACCAACAATACATGGTGGAACGAATTTCTCGAGAAACAAGAATGTATTTCTATTTCGAGATAACATTGCGCTAGGCGGTGAAGAAAATGGAGCCGCAGAGCCAATGAACATTATAACGGCTGGACTGGAAGAGGGTCTTGGTGTCGTCGATCAAGTTAGAAATGAAGATAATTTACCTAGAAAGAAAAAGGTTGAGTTATCTGTACACGTCAAAAAGAGAAATAACGAAGAATACGGAAAGTTTATAAAGTCCAATTACATCCTTCCAATGAATGTGATGTCTGGAACAGTGCATACTGGTTACAACAAGACCGTAAAAGAATTGTTCACATCAGAATATATCTTTTCCAACCTCCATCATGACATAACTAGTTTGACAAACGATACGCCTATTCAAGGACCTTTCACGGAAGCGCACGTCGGCGGACTACAATATAGACATGTTGACATTAATAAATACGATATATCAAAATCAAATACAGTAACGGTGTCCACGCTCACAACTCCTCCAACAGGAACAATCGAGTTTGACATCTCTGTGTTGGAAACAAAATATAACGAAGGAACAGGGTCATGGGTTAGAGTTAGAGATGCAGATGGATCTCGTGAAACATTTAACTATGCACCATTCTACGACTTTGTTGATGGCGAATGGTCCACTATGGATCAGTTATCTTATTTGATATCTCACAAATTAGATGTCCAAACAAATCAACAGACACCATCTATATTGGAATTAACTCAGAGTACATCAGGATCCTTCTATAATGAAACGATCACTACTGATAGTAACAATTTTATTACTGCATCTGGATTTGCAGGTGGTTTGGCACCTTCAGACGTTACTGTCAATAGATATATTGATGTGCAAGGTGAGAGACCGGAAGGTTGGGCCCTTCTTTTCAAACAACACATCAAAGAAAGTGACACAGATGGAGCTTTTGGTTTTGTTGGTGCCGACTATGGTACTCCATATCCATATCCACACTATCCTTTAGCCACTAGATATCGAGATGAGCATACAAAGAGGCCGATAAACGTTAGAAATATTAAAACCAACTCTGGATCACAAAAGGTTGGTAACTACAAGAATGAGGTCGAACTGTTTTCTGTAGCTTCTGAGTATCAAAAATCTTGGGCGAAAAGAGCATATGATGATCCTAACGTTGATATTCTACCACAGTCATTAACGGCATCGCTACCAGAAACTACACACTATCAGACCCTTGTTACAAGATATCCTTCTGAAGTTGGGAATATTTTCGGAACAATTGTTAACAACAGGCAGGTAACCGGTATAGATCAGCCACCATCTTTTGCTTTGAATGTGGCAGAAATATTGTCACTACCAGAGAGCGAGCTAGCAACCACTACTGCAACTGGATACTCAGCAACTGGAGATAAATCTTTTTCATTTTGGATAAATCTAAATGCTGATGCCGGCTCTACTGCTCAGTATGTTTTTTCGTCTACATCAAACTCCAATACAGACTCAATTAGAATATGGTTTCAGAATGATCAAATAAACTTCTCCACATCTACCGGAGCAGGAGTTAAGACGTTTAAGTGGAACGTAACAACTAGTGATTTTGTTTCCACATGGAAACATGTCGCTATCGTTTGGGACGGAGACCAAAGCAATGACCCTAATTTATATATCGATAACGTAGATGAGGGCGGGCCCGATAGTACAGCCGGATCCGCCGGTGGAACGACAATTGTTGCAATGGAAAAGCTATACCTATTTGATTATAGGAGCAACAATGCCAACCATGAGCTCCAAGGTTCTTTACAGAACTTTGCCATCTATAGTGTATCCTTCGGTGACGTGTTCGTTGCGAATGTTTATAATTCTGGAATTACACGAGATACACCCAATTCTACAGCTAATCTGTTGGATTTCTGGTATTTAGGAAACGACATGACTGGGATATCTCTTGCTGACGAAATCATAAATGGCCAAATTGTCTCATCAAGCTATGGAAACCTTAATCACCTAACTTCATCTGGTGGAGTTACTGTGGTAACTGGTAACCCTACTCCAACAAGAGGCGGATCTTCACCAATATCTCCTGATTTTTACAACATCATATTATCTCCAACAAATGAATCCGGAAAATCGTCTGAAAGAAACATAAACACGCGCTTCTCCGCTCCTGGTGGAGTTGAGGTTCAAACGCTAAGCTATTTAGATGCCTATTCTCAAACATATTCGGTACACAATGCCATGCCATTCCGTAACCTGTCCGTATTGGGCTCTGGAAGCGGTGAAGATGGTACCATAAGGGTAGAAGACCATCTCGGACTTAGGCGAGGCCTGAAGACCCTTAGAGCGCTTCATATGGGACAATTTGGAATTGATCCTGACTACGGCGTAATTACTTCTGCTGGCTATCCGTCTAGCGCCTCTTTTGGAAAGCAACATCGTAATACAAGCAATAGAATGGAATGGAGTGGAAGTTCTGATGTAGGTTTATCAGGTGTCGAACTAATTACGGGTAGCGCTTTTGATAATATGCACATCAATAGTCCAATTCCTAGAAGCGAGTTGCAATATTCATGGATCCACAATGCCACTTCTGGCTCGGACGCTCTGGAGCAACACATTCTGGGATACGCACCAAGAGATGGAATTGTCTCTTCGTCTGCGGGATTTGTTGAAGCAATTGTTTTTCCAAGCGCATCAAGTATTACGGCCACGATTAATTCTGGTCCACCATAAAATTTTAGAAGAGGTTGTAGATGTCGTTTTTTGTAGATTATGTTGGTTTGAATACTATTATTTCAAGCTCTTTGGATCTGACTGATAATGTTATAAGTTATGGAGAAAATAGAGAAATTGTGATTCTCGATCATGATACACCATTCACATCAGTTAGGGCGCCATCTTACTTGGTCGCATTTAATATTCATGCAAACGGCCCATATGGATACTCATCATGGAAGCAAGTAAGAGTATCGGAAAATCCAATAACAAGATATCACAACAAAAACAGTACAATGACTTTTGTTACTGAACCTGGTCCTGTAATGAATCTTGGACAAAATGGAGAGCTTAGAATAAGAAGTCGCTACTCTGCATTGTACAACTATACAGAACCAGCGATTGCTCAGAAATCTTATCCATTGATATGGAACGTCGGTCGTCACTTTAAGGATGAAGATAATCAACTTGCTCCAGAGCCGCAGAAGTTTTCAATTGTTTCCTCTTATGCGAATCAACAGATTGGATTTGCAAACGAGAAGGTCGACAAGCTTTTGAAGTTTGATCCGGATGAAGAGCAAACGGAATACGTAGTAATTTCAGATATGTATCTGGAGAACGGCTTGAACAAACAAGACTCGCCTTTAACTTATTGGGAATTCTTGCAATACCGAGAGACCGTTTATCCTCATATGAAGAACCAATTTCAAAATGAAAACTTGGAGAGACCAACGTTCGAGAGTTTCTTTAGGCATAATAGAACAGATAGGACAAAACTCCATTATTCATCTGACTTCCCAGATTATGCATCTAACCCATTTGGTTTTTCACCATACAACAACACCACGGAAGTAAATGAAAATTTGTCCCAAAGTACATGGCCACTGGATGAGCATCAAGATTTCTTGTCTAGACAATATTCGACTGTGACCGATAGTGTCGATTGGACCGGAGTGGGAGAAACTCCAGGTAACGAAGAGAACTCTAGAAACGGCGAAGGGTCACTGATGCAAACAATCAGCCAGTATAGTAACGAGATGGTCGTAAGAAGCAGTGCCCTAAATGACCCAACCCCAAGCACCGTCATAACAGCAGCTTTGAGACTAGATTGGAGACTTGCACCTAGCCCTCTTTACATGCGACGCATATCCTTAGCAAACTCTGCATCCGTATCTAACCCATCTGGTATGGAAATATACGGAACCGGCAGTGAACTAAAGCTATTCCAAGGTGGGGCACTTTGGGAAGCAGGTCCAAAGCGATACATCAAAGATGCTACCGGAAGCTATATATCCGCTCCAAGATTACCTTTCTATGACACATATGAAGATTACATTGAAGAAGCGAGAAGGAGACATAAGAACTTCTCTGTCGTTCCTGAATTTAGAATGTCTACACAAGTCGAAGACTATCGCAGAACAAACAACGCAATCGAGCTAGACATGTTCGATGTGACAGGTGGAGTATCCGGAACTACCAACTCATCAGATGACAATTTTTACGAGATCTACTCAAACTCGGACTTTATGAGAAACTTTGAAGTGATTGACGACGATCACAAAGATTTCACAAACGGAAAAGTGCTATCTCTCCGCTGCAAAGCAGTCAAGAAGTTCCTTCCATACGAAGGATTTTACCCAGCACAACGAACAGTTGATCTGACAAAACAGTTTTATGATTCTTTTAAGGATCACATTAAACTTAAGAACGGCCTCAATGTCGAGATAAACGACTTTAACTATGGACGACAGTTGGTTATGACACCATTGTTTGCACCGGGTGTCCTATTTAATACTATAAAATCTGGAGTTGCAGTTGACTATCCCATTATAACTGGTAGTCAGGTTATTTACCCTACAACCGGAGCTCCATACGACAGCAATGGTTCTTTTTTGATAGGGAATAATCTAAAAAAGAATTTCGATAAACGAATTCCATTTGAAGCCATTGTGGAGCCTCATAGATATCTTGCTGGATATGACATAACATCAAACGAGCCTCACCCAAGTGGCAATCTGTCTGCATCCGCAAACTGGGATGGTGTTGGAGATGAGCTATATGGTTTGATGGCGCACAATTTCCTAGCCGAAGTACCCGAATTCTTCCTTCCGGATGGAGAGTTGACCTCTGTTGTTTCAAAAAAACAAGGAGACATAAGTTTAAAATCAGGCTCCGTATATGGAATGAGAGTTAAGATGAAGAGATCCATGGACAAAACGCGAGGATCAGTTTATCATACAGGTTCCAGTGAACTACCTTATTATCCACCTCAGGATATTATATCGGGATCTCACCCACGAGAAACGTACACAATGTATTCCAGACCGTCGTCTTTTGGACCACCTTCTATAGGAATGACTGTCTTTTCAGAAGGCTCGTCTGATTACGATCTTCATCAATTTGATGAATTGTACTTAGGTTTCACATCGGCCAGTATATCTAGCGAAACTTATCTAGCAAAAGACTCTTATCATGGATACAATTTTCCATTCACCCCTCCATATTATCATGGGGAAGCTTGGTGTGACATTGTGGTAACAGCCTCATCAGATAAGATGACCATTTCCGAATTACAAGCGGCTGCTGAATATGATTTTACTAGATTTGACAACACTTTTTATAACATGTCCAATAGCTCTGGTTTGATAAACGAAGGTGGCACCACCTTCGGTCCTCAATCTTTGTATCATATTGACCAAAACGCCGTTCAACTCTCAGCATCCTTGAACCTTAAAGGTATAGGTCGCACAAGAGACACCATCCGAAGATCTCGAGATCAAGATCTTATTGTCGACACTGCTTTGGATGAATCGGATCGCTGGATTATCCAAACGAAATTCGAAACACCAATGTTAAACTTTGCTCATGTATCTGGAAGTGACCATTTGACCCTCCCTGATTATGGTTCTGGATCCGTCCCGAGAGGAATGTGGCATCAACATGGAAGAATACCTGAAGAGAACGAAGGTGTTTTTCTAGAGGTTGGTCCGATTGAAAGAAACTATTATATTCAAGCAAAAGGAAACACAGCAGAAGCTGCTGATAAATTACAAGATCTTTCGGAAGCTTTAGGGTTTGCCGGCACGTCTACTAAGATTGGTCGCATAGCCTCAAGTAAAAAGATTTCCGAATGCGTTGTTGCTGTGCCATTCATAGAAAGAGAAGCTGAAAAGAAGTTTTTCCGACTTGCTTTAAGTGAAGAGATGTTGCAACAATACAAGGATGGCGATAAGCAATCTTTGACAACTGGTGAGCCACAATCTCAAATCGGTCGTTCGGTCTTGCTTCAACTCGATAAGATGGAGAAATTTGTGTTTCCACCGTCATTTGACTTCTTAAGATTTCCAGACGTTGATCCTGTAGCAATGTATGCTTTTGAATTCTCGCACACCCTATCTCAACAAGATTTATCAGACATTTGGCAAAACTTACCACCAGACATTGGAACAACCATGGAAGTTTCTGAAGTTGCCATAACTCACCCACTGTTACAAAAAGAACTTTTGGGACAAGGCGGAGAAGAGGGAAATCAATTAATCGACATGCCTGAAAAGTTAAAGTGGATGGTGTTCAAAGTTAAGCAGAGAGCGGCCACAAATTACTTCAAGAAGACCGTCTTGAGAAACCCTGATGTCAATACTGCTGTCAACAATTCAAACGTCACCAAAGACGAATTTGGAGACACTAGCCCCATACAATATAACTGGCCTTATGATTTCTTTTCTTTGGTAGAACTTGTCAAAATTGATGCTGAGGTAGAACTTGGTAACTTTGATGAAGATGAGATCAACAACTATATTGATAATTTACCTGCTTGGGCTGGAGTGTCTGCGGATATGGATAAGATAGAATATCTTGTTGGTGGTCTAGAGGACAATCCAATCCCCGAGGTACAAATACCAGATGAAGCTCCAGAAGGAAGAAAGACAACTGCCGACAGAGTTGAGAATCTAGGTCGAAGAAATCTTTTGTCTAAAGAAGGACTTTTTGATATACCAGGCAATATTCCATCGGAAGACGGACAAGTTTATGTTCAACTTAAGGGTCGTTTCACTGTAGAGGCGAATATGGATCCGCTAGCAAGTCTGCAAAGTCTTCAAGGAAAAGCGACCAGCGAACTCTTAGAGTTAGGTATAGCAGTTCTTAACATATCTAGTGCAACAGAGCAGTCTTTCTTTAGCTGGTCCAGCAAGTGGTACAATTCAGACCCATCTTTCCGACAAAAGAAACAACAGGCTCAATCTGGAAGCGATAGTGCAGCTGCTCTGAATAATCAAGTATCAACAAATCAGTTTGAAGCAGAGGTTATTCGTTTCATAAAGAACAAGTATAATGAATACGATACAGTGTTGAGAACTAAAAATAAAGCAAAAGCAAAAGCTTTCAATGAGATGAAGGCGAAATATTCTAGTGATTCTAGATACAGTAACGAACTAGAGATTAGAGCATACAACTCAATCGACACCGGCGGTAATGCTGGTGTATATTTGGAGTAAATAAATGACATTTTTTAATAAAAAAACAGAAGTAATGCAAATTGAAATGACGCCATACGGTCGCTACTTGTATTCAATTGGAAAGTTCAAGCCACACTCGTATGAGTTTGTCGACGATGATATCTTATATAGAGCCTCTGGGTCAGCAGAAGAGCAAGAAGCAGCTCATCAGAGGATCTTAAATGAGACGCCAAGGATTAAAGTTAATCGAGCATTTCAAGATTCAGCTCCACAACAAGATTCTCCTCCAACTCTAGATAAGATTAGGGTCATGAATAACAAGCAGGACCTCAAACAGTCCGGACTATATGCACTGGGTCGGTCTTCTTATTCCACTGACCGTAGTCCATCGTTTCAAGTAACAATGTTGGCAGGTGAGATAAAAGAAACCTCCATGTTCGACGATGCTTATGGGGAAGACTTACCTATCCCACAGGTCGATATTGATCTTAAGTTCATAGCTACTTTGAAAAACACTCTTACAGACCTGATGTCAGATGATGCGATCACATCTAACTTCTTTGACGATGGATCATATGTTGAAATTCATTATACTGAGCCGATCATTCATATGAAAGAGTTCAATTCTTTTTATGAAAAAGAAAATTTTGAAATTGAAGTGTTTGAGACCACGAATACCGGTCAACTTAGACCTTTAAAAATGTCCAAGAAAATGTCTTCAATAGTTAATGGCATTCTGATGGACGAGGAGTTCGCACCAGACAGAGAACAGTTCGATGACAGCTTCTTAGAAGATGATGAAAAAGGAAGATCTGACTTGGAATATTTCTTTGATATTGATGTCGATGAGGATATACCACCAGAAATTATTTGTGAAGTTGTAGAGAGACTTGAGATAAATAACCAATTTCTCGACGAAGAGCTGCTTTGTCCGGACAAACGAACAGACATGTTTAATATTTATGCCACTAAAATTGGCCCAGAAGATTTGGAGGATTGCGACTAATGAACGATATGACCGTAGGAATGGAGAACCTTCCAAATGTATTTATAGATAAGATAATAGTTAATCCGAGAGTGTACAGGCGCGTCCCACTGACGATCCAATATAAAGTAAGAGTTGTACTAAAGATGTATGACTATACAGAAGGTCACTCGTGGAGAAATAAGTTGCATGGACTAAAAGTCAAATGTGCATTCGTATCAGACGAGAGGATAACAGCCTTAAACAATGGAGAGATGAGTTTGTTTGATATGCCACTTGGAGCAATATCGATGACAACTGCTCAATCTTGTGATAATTTTAGATTTTCAAACAGAAGAGCGGGATATGATAGTTTTAAAGCCGAGTTTGATTTCACAACGTTAGAGTCTCCTCAGAATTTAAATGTTTACGCTGCATGCTTTATAGACGATTTGCAATTTGGAATTCCACTGTTTGACAAATACTATGGTCCAATGGCAGCAGAGAGGATTTTTGTAGCAGGTATTCCAAATTCTAGATCAAACTATTTTTATAATGGGCAAACAAACGAGGAGTATGGCGGCCCTGTACACCTTCATTCTTCAGGATATATGGAAGGGTCTGAACATAAAGACGTTCCCCACAACAGATTGCGCTTAGTAGAAGAGGAGAACTATAAACTTGTCGTTGTTGAGACTGACAGCGAAGTTTATGCAGGTATGGATATAACGCGATTACCAGAAGAAAATAGAACAGAATTAAGACCAGGGTTTGTAGACAGAACACCAGATGCACAACTTGGCCCTCAAACAAATATTCCAGACCAAGAAGTTGAAATAGAGGACCCGAATATACCAACAGACCCACTAACGGAGATTTACTGATGAACAAGTCACTAGTATTTAACATAGAAACACAAACTCAAAATGATGAAATATTGTCGCTGTGTTTTATTAATGAAAACACTTTAGCCTTAGAAACATCTGAAATAGCTAGAAAAATGTTTAGATTAAACAGAGCTCTTTTTAACAAGATCAATGGCTCAACCAAAATGATGGGTGGTACTTTGTATCGTAATGAAATAACGAGACCGAAACACAACACGAACAGGCTCCAAGTAAAAATTGATAATCGATTTACCTCTAGGGAGATCGAGATATCAAAATTGTTTTTTGACAACAACATATTGAAAAATCAACAAAGAGCCATCACCAGTAATGGAAGAAAGATTGATTTTGATCCCAACATGTTGAAAGGGGCATCATCAGGAAACTTCTTAGATTCGGAAAACTTAACTTTCGATGATATCCAAGACATGAACATTGTCTGTTCTATAGAGGAAATTAGCCTATTCGAAGACCAAGGAGTTAAGGCAATCTTGATAACCGACAGGCTAGAGGAAAGGAGATCTCTTTTAAAAGTTGCCTATAGGTTGGAACTTAATGTAGACACCGACTTCAAGGAATATTTAGATTTAATTATAGAAAGGCTGACTAAATCAATCAAGTTCCTTACACAATATATTTCAAACATTAACAACTCTTCGCATTATGATTCCTTGAACCACACCTTTAAGCCATCTTTTTCTACGAAAATCTTAAGCAGCCTAGGTTTGTCACCAGAAAAGACGAACTACGATCTTTCATCTCAAACAGTGAAGCAATCTGATTACGGACAAGCTGCTATCAATTACTACAATGCCTTACTTTTACTTGGCAATAATGTGGGCAAAGAAATTTATGGGCAAACATTGAGATCTCTGTTGCCAACATCCAAAACGACACCAGAGGCCATTACTGAAACTCTCAATTCCATGAGTAGACTATTGTCCGATATTAAAGGTCAATACAAGTCAACAAAAAACAAACCAGGTTCAAACAAAGATTATTCAAAAATCAATAGAGCGTCTACCAAAAATAATTTATTAGAAGTTATCTCCACTGAAAGCTTCGACATCGAAAAAGAGAAGCTAGGATACTCTATTTTCTCTAGCAAGCAATCTGGGCTAAATGAATTTTCAACCGAAGGATATAAGACGAGATATGTTCTAGAACAGATGAAATACTATCCTAAAATTCAACTTGAAGATGCAGGCTATATGACACCAGATGAGAAAAACAAGTTTTCCAGATTAGACAACCAGCCAAGTTTTTTAACTCCGGTAGAACTTATTCTTCCAAATAAGAAAATAACTACAAATAGGGGTATGAAAAATATTAACCCTAATGACATAAGACAGTTTCGATTAGCAAAGTCGGCTAGAGCTCAATCTAGAATGTCCGAGGCATATCCCACTAGTACATCTAGATCTAGAGTATCTGGGGATATAATGTCCAAATTTAATATTCAAATAGGGAACCCTAGAAAGACTCTGTTATCACGCCCTACAGAGCAGCAAATAGATCCTTTAGTTGGAGTAGAGTACTATGTAGGAAATAGTTCTACGTTTGCTACAATCAGTCCTATCTCTCTGTCTAAGAGTTTTAAGAGAATAATGTCGCAACAAGATAAAAGAGTTTTGTCCATTGTATCGGATATTGTCCCTAGAAGGTTTTTGAGACAAGAAAAGGCCGTTAAATCAATTAAAGACTTACAAATCTCAAACCCAAAATCACTAATACGCTCAAATGTGACAGCACAATCTATTGATTTAACAGCCATTCCTCCTCAAGTAAAGTATATGTGCACACCAGCTTTCAACCCAAATCCTCAATCGGACCCATTGAAAAATGCAGAGTCTCGTGAAATAATTGAGGAGACACAAAAAAACCTTTTCCTTATTCGCGCACATGTGGGCTTTCATCACGACAACGATGGCTTGATTAATGTACACAGTCCCATATATGTTCCTTTGGATATCACGGTATTGCAATCTGGCAAGCCTATCTTAGCTAAGGCGTATGGGTATGAAGTTCCTGAATTAGGAATTGTAAAAGATAAATTCTCAGCAACTATTTATAGTAATCTAATTTATATACGAGGTTAAAAGATGTCTATTCAAAAATATATTGATACTGATATGGGGGAGCAAACGATAGACGTATCAGCATCTACTCGCAAGTTTCAAACTTCAATAATTGTTAACCAAGATCCTAATAAAGCAGGGGTTTTGACATTTCTGCAAGAATTCGAAGAGCAGGTCCCAGCACCACCTAGAAGAACAGCTCCGCAAACTATGAGACCTAGAAGACAAGGGAATTACTAATGCCAATCATTGTTGATGCACAAAATGTCGTATCTTCTAAAGACGACGCTCCTGATGGCTTAAGGGCTGAAGTTGGAACATATTATTCTCCACCAGTGCAGTCTGCATATCCAGCACCAGGTGGCTTCAGGGGCTTTAATGTTAACATAAATAAGAGTTATACAACTAACGCGCGTACCGATTCTAATACGATGATACCGGTAAGAAAATCGACTGTATTGTTTAGTGGTAATGAGGATGCTTTTAGAGATCAACGACAGTGGCGAGATTATGTAAATTCTTTAATCACCGAGGGAACTCCATTGTTCGATCATCAATGTGATCTGAGCTTTCCTGACATAACAAATTCGTTCTCAAAGAACTATCACCATCCAAAATATGAAGACTTGACAAAAAAGTATGATTCTAATTTGCTCTTAAACTACAATTTGATCTCTTATCCGCACAAAAGAAAAGCGGAGACGGTAAGAAAAATAGGCGATATCAAAACGAGATTTGATGACACATCTGAATTTATTATTCAAAACAAGTCAACACTCAATACTGCAATGCAGCAGTTCGAAAATAGAATTGCAAACTATTCGGGACCAGCTAATGAAATAATGGTAAAACAAAGAAACATATTTGATTTACAAAAATCTTCAATGCGTACACGAGGAGAATTGTTGGATGCCCCACCCGTCGTCTCAACAACTGCGTTTCCTTACTTCTACAAAAAGACGTTACCAATTATGGGAGACCGATTGAACAATCAAGAGTTTAAAAACATATTAGATCGCAATGGTATGACAAAAAATATATTGCAATCAATTAAGTCAAACTTATCGGCGTTAGTGAGAGATTTTAATGTAGGTCCTAATTCTCAACAAGTAAAGCTGTATGATTTTATAGAGATGGTGACTTCCACTTCTATATTGTCCACAGTTGAACAGTCTGACGAGGTATTCTTGGTCCCTGAAAGCCAACTTGGCCATGGAACAAAGAACCATAGATTTCTAGAAAAACTATCTGCCATACGTCTCTTGTCGGAGATGAGAAAGTTTATAGATACTCACTCTCGAGATCTTGGAGACATCTATAGCTCTAAAAATAGTAAAACATTCTTACTGGGATATAGGATAGAAAAGTACTTAGACAATGACGCAACACAACCTATCCAGACATATTACACGAACAATTCAACATTTATAGACACACAGCTTAAATATGGACGGCGTTACATCTATAAGACGAAAGCCTTACTGGGTGTATTGGGAAGTTCTTACTCGTATTCTAATCTGTTCATATCTGACGACGACAATGTAATGATAAATAGTTCAGGCGAATCTCCATCATTGTATCCACCAGACTTCGCAGATGTCCTGAACGATAAATACAAGGCATATGCTGAGGTTGAAATTATTCCATCATTTAAGATTGCGGAATTAGAAGTAGACACAGATGAAGTGTCCTTCGTAGATAGTCCAACCTTGCCACCGCAAGTTGATGTATTCAATAGAAAAGATAAGCCTCACATTGAAGTCCGGTTGTCTCCAAACTTCTTCACTGTTGAGAGTGTATCGAACGGATCAAACGAAGAGTTGATGAGGTCACTCTCTCCACTTACTGATGATGATTATGTAACCTCTGAGCTTCTAAGGTTGTCAAAAGATAAGTCTGTAAATCCTGATTACTTTACTGGTATTTATGAGATCTATAGAACCACTAAGCCGCCTAAATTCGAAAAAGACTTCGAAGACAGCTTCTTAACAACAGTGGATGACAAAACAGGATATTCATTCCCAAAAACAAACTTACCAGAAACCAACTTAGATAACATGGTTGGATACTTTAAAGATGAAGTGTTGGTTAACAAAAAATATTACTATGCTTTTCGGTCAATGACTTATCATGGAACCCCTTCTAATCTAACTATTCCTTTGGAAATTGAGTTGCAAAAAGATTCGGATGAGTACAAGTTAGTTGTTAAGAGACACAATTATCAATCTGAAAAATATTATGAATTTAATAAAACAGCTAAAAGAATTTTAAAAGTTACACCTAACATTGATAGACTTCTATTTAGTGAAGAAGAAAGTGCATCTAAATGGGCTTTGGATAACGGATCTTTATTGTCCGTTGGAACAACAAAGACGTTTAAAATTAGAGTTACCTCTAAGCATACTGGAAAAAAGATTGACTTGAACATTAACTTCAAGTTATCAAAAGACGATAGTTTTTAGCAGAAATAGAAATAAAATCAAGAATAATCTATTTATTGAAGAATAGGAGAGGGAAAACATGGCTTTTCAAAATAATAGCGGCGACATCATCTTAGATGTTGTCCTTACCGACGAAGGAAGAAGGCGACTAGCGCAAGGTAACAATGGTTTTTCGATTGTTAAGTTTGCACTAGGAGATGATGAGATCAATTACGGCCTTTATGACAAGACCGTCCAGACAGCTCTACAAGATTTGAGTTTACTTCAGACACCAATTCTGGAAGCATTCACTAACAATGGCTCTTCTATGAAATCAAAACTATTGTCTCTAGCTAATCAAAATTTATTATATCTTCCGGTTTTACGATTGAACACTGTGCCTGGTCAATCTCGCCAAACAGTTGACGGCAATTATGTTGTTTGTGTAGACAAGAGAACATTTGACGATAGTGAATTGGGAACAACAGATGCTATTGGATATGATTCAAACGGCGTTAGAGACGGCTTCATGTATGGACTGGACACGGACAACAACGGAGGTTATATTAGAATTGATGCCGGTATCGATTCAACCGATGTAACTGAAATTGATGAATCGTTAATCGAAACTCAATTCATGGTAGAGATAGACGACAGATTAGGCCAACTTGTATCCAAAGATGGAAAAAGCTTTCCTGGTTTTGTATCTAGAGATGACGATTATGTAGCAACATATATCTTTACAAAGCAACCCGGAGATTCATTCGTCCGGACACCTAGTCAAGAAAGTCCAAATGATTCCTCGACACCAATTGACGGTCCGATTGCATCCACTTTAGAATTTAAAATTCGATCTTCTCAAGACTTGCGAGTTTCAAACTTCTTGTTTAATAGGATTGGTGGAACAAAAAATTATGACAATGCCGGCAGTGGTCAAACACAAACTAAATTCATTGACTCTATCGTAAGAGTGACAGGTATGACAACCGGATATGCAGTTGATATCCCAGTAAGATTCGCAAAAGTATAAGGAATAAAACATGACTATTTTCAAACCATTAGCAGCAGATGACAGAGTTTCAACCAAGACACTATTACATGAGGCTATACCAATTACCGGAACAATCGTAAGTGGTACGTATGCCGATGGTAACATACAAGACTTTACACATGGAATGTTCCAGTCTGTTTACGATTATCCATACCTTAGTTCTTCTGCTAATCACATTTTCGACATAACGTTCGGAACATCAGATGCTTCTACTCTAGTGGTAAGTAATCAAATTGCTAAGAAAGATAATGTCTACAATCAAATGGCGCAAGTGCTCATGGGATACGATCAAAATGGATCGATCCAAAAGTTCGACGAAGACGGCGACTTAACAACCACCGGCGACAAACTTAATGATGTATCTTTCCTATCTTTCTCGAGACTTCTCTCGAAAGACGAAATCAAAAAAGGATCTTTTGAATTAGAATTAGGGACACTGGCGACATACGACCAAGCCGGAGCATTGTTTTCTGAGAGAGTTAAACTTTTAGATTTTGGTGCGGATACATCTTATAGGGTTAATTCTCCTGCTGGTGAATACGGAATTCTTTATGCAACTGCTTCAGCGGGGACAGATATCTTGGACACCGCTAGTACACATACGGCATCTTTGTCTGACGGCAATACATATTGGAAAGCCGGCTTAATTTACTATCAAGCAGGTGTGGCAGTTCTTACATCATCCGTGTTCATGGGTAGTTCAGAAGGTGGTTTTTTAGCCAATGGAAATGCTATTTGGGATGGATCTTCAAATTCATTCACAGGATCTTTAATCGGAGAAGAGATCTCTGGCTCAGCAAACGGCTTAAGAAACAGACTATACAATGTTCAATTCAACAACACAATTGAATTAAACTCCACGGTATATTTCTGCCGTGCAAAGCACAACGAATTCAACTACAGCGCTAATCCAACTTATCTATCTGGATCTCAGATTGTGGTCAAAAACCAGGGCACAGACGCTCCTGTTTCCTATATTACATCTATCGGCCTATACTCTGCAGACAATCAGTTGCTTGCCGTTGGTAAGTTTTCGGAACCAGTTCGTAAGGACTCGAACATTGAACTAACTTTCCGAGCAAGATTGGACTACTAGGATGCTATGCATAAATTTGAGTTTACACCAGATGATCTTTTTATAAATAGACTAAAGACGTATCCTGAATACAGCGTATTCATTTACCAGTCACGAATGCATGTAAACTCTGATACTAGACCGAGTGGAAGTGGCGGACTTGTTGCATACGACATCAACCGCAACCTAACGGGTTCCAACTTGATAACTCCATTTGTAGAATCGGGATCTACCAAATCTGTCTTTAAGAGGCAAATATTCCAACCACTCGTCAAAACTGTAGATGCCGGCCCAAATGCACATTACTACAAAAACAAGTATGCTGCAACCGAGAACCCGGACATCATTTCATCATATTCAGAAATCACGGGCGACAATTACTCTTCGTATGCATATGAAAGTCCTATTAAGAGAAACCTTGCCATTCCAACAACTGAGTTAGAAATGAGGTATTGGGACCCAACATCAACTAGTGTTTCAGATTATACAGCTAGTGTTGCTTCTATTAACATGTCAGCCTCGTCTCTTCAAAATGTTGCTAGAAAATATTCAATATTATCAGATCACTTTATATTCTCCTCATCGGCACACGGTAGAGATCTTAACGAGAGCAACATAAATTTTATTACAATTCCAAGCATGTACTATGGATCGACCATAAAGAAAGGTTCGGTAGAACTTAATTATTATATAACAGGATCTAAAGTAGCTACATGCGCGGATATTAATCACAACGGAACTTTGATTGGCACTACTGGTTCCACTTCTGGCTCTATAGTTGGACTTGTAATGTATGACGAAGGTATCATTATGCTGACTTCATCTGCTCAACTTGAAAACAACAGTATAGAATATGAGCCCAGTTCTCCAAGTACTGGCTCTTGGCTCTACTATGGAACGACTTTGAATGACGGGACTGGGTCTTCGAATACCTTAGCGTCTGCATCCTATGATTTAAATTTTAAAGGAACAAGTTATGTAAATTCGATGACAATGTTTGCACATGCACGTAAGGGACATCTTAATCACTCAAACAATCCAACGTACAGAGACTTAAGTGTTGAAAAAATTAATACAACAGGATCAGGTCTCACATTTGTTGAGGGGTCAACTGCCTTAGCGAATGTTGTTTCTGCCTCATATGTATCGGCATCATTTGAAAAAACGACATACATTTCTAAAGTTCACATTTACGACGAAGACGGAAACCTAATAGCCATTACATCAATGGCAAAGCCTGTCAAGAAAACTCTTAACGATGAATTTACATTTAAGATGAAATTAGATATCTAAGCCGCTATTTAGTATCAATAAGGAGAGCCGCTATGAAATATGGATTAATAATGGAAAACTGGAGACAATATCAAGCTCTAGGAGATAATAGTATAATCTTTGAAAATAAAAAAATTAGCTATGATGGATTACTATTAAGGCTCGACAGAAACGAACTCGATCCGATGGTATTCATAAATACTTTGGACGAACACATTTCTAGAAAGTGTGATCTGTTTATGAATAAATTGAACGAGAACATGTTCTCAAAGGGCTTTAAAGCCTTGGCCACAAGGGCGTTAAAGTTTGTCTTCAGTGCAATTGAAAAAATACAAAAATTTTTAAACGCCTTGGATTTTGCAGCTGGTGCCGCAATATATAAAGTTATCAAAAAATGCCTTGCAATAGTAAAAAAAGTAACCCCTGTTGCTACCAAAATAGCCAAAGTACTTGGTCCAATCGCTAGAGTAGCAATGTATACACTTATCCTAATGATCCTTACTACTTCTACAGCATACGCTTCGTCGAATGGTGTGGAAGTTGACAAAGAAGTTCTAGAAGTCGCTCTCACTGCGTTGCAAGATCTGACATTGGGCAACGAAGATCTGGCATCAGAAATTACGATTAATCAAACGATTGGTTCAACACAAGTTTTCGCAGATGGTGCAGAAGTTGTTGCCTCGGCTACAGAACATGCAGAAATCTTAGGTAATCAAAATAACGCTGTCGACAAAGCCCTTGAAGCAGCGTCATCTCTTATACAAAAAATGAACACAGGCGAACCAATCATGGAAGACGAATTTCAAGAATGGCTCAATACCTTAGATTCAGAAGTTGCGATGAATATAGAAGATGCACGAAAACCATCAGAAGCAATGAAAACTGAAGACCCTGAAACATTTAAACAATTATCAACTCTTGGTAAAAAACTTAAGGTCGTACAAGATGCACACTCAGAAAGCACTCTAAAGAAATTTAACGCAATTATAACGAAAGGCAATGTCGATACAGTAGTAGATTCTGCATCAACAGTTTCCAAGGGAGTAGTTAAGTCTAGATTTGATCAAGGCGCTTAAAATAATTAACAACACCGTCTAAAGTATGCTATACTGATTATGGTGTGACAAAAATTATTATTTTTTATCTAAAACAATTAGAAAACGAACAAGTGGAGCTAAAATGATTTTAGGCTTAGATGTCTCAACCTCAAGAACTGGTTGGGCGATTATCACAGACGAAGGTGAATATGTTGACTCAGACTTCTTCAAGATGAAGCCGAAGACACCATTGGAAGAGCGAGCAACCTTATTGGAAGAACAAGTTCTTGAGCCCCTCTTCGCAAAGTATCTAATCAGTGAAGTCAGAATTGAAGAGCCATTCTCCATGTTCTCAGGTGGAAAGACCACAGCAAAGACTATGAGCTCCCTACAGCGGTTTAACGGCATGGTAAGTCTCTTGGCCTATCAACACCTAGGTAAACCTCCAACGATGGTTGGAGCCACAACAGCACGCTCCAGATGCGGCATTAAGGTCCCAAGAGGAACAAAGGCAAAGGTTGTTGTCCTCCAATGGGTCGATGATAACATCGAAGACTTTATTATGGTTTACACAAAACACGGAAACCCAAAGCCGGGACTTGATGATGAAGCAGATGCAATCATCGTTGCATTGTCTCATTTTGATCTCCGAGACTAATTAAGAACATGAAACTTACCGAAGCAAAATTAAAGAAACTTATCAACGAAGTATTGGAAGAGGGAATGAATACCGCCTCGATGCTTCCTGAAGATGTGTATGTGTTAGTTACTAGGAGAGCGGAGGGTTTTTACACCGTTGCTTATGCCGACAAGACAGGGAAAGTCATCATGCCATGGACCTTGGAAGGAGTAGAGAATGACGTCTATGGAGACGTAAGCTTCTACACCAGCAGCTATGATAAGCGCCCATGTAGCGGCTCATCAATTATCGCAGTGACAGAAGCCGCCAGTGGTTGGGGGCCTCTGTTATACGATGTAGCAATGGAAGCGGCCTCGGCAATGACTAAAGGTTTAACTCCAGATAGAAACGAAGTGTCTGATGAAGCACGCGGCGTTTGGGACATTTATAGCACCGCTCGCTCAGATGTCGATAAGACACAACTTGACAATGAATATGGCGACCTCACACCAGACAATCCAGAAGACGATTGTTCTCAGCATTCAGCTAGAATGCATAGAGGAGAAGAGTGGGACAAGTCTTCATTGTCAAAAATGTACAGCAAAGACCCGACAACTTTGAACCAACTTCGAGACGCAGGAAAGCTAATATTAAAACGAGTAAGTTTGAACTTTTAACTTGACAAACATTTCCAAACGTGTTACATTATAAATATCACGGAGGATACATGCAATACACAATTTTAATTCCCGGTGGCTTCAAACCACCTCACAAAGGTCACCATGACTATATCAAGTTCTATCTCGATAATCCAGACGTAGAAAAGGTCATCTTGTTTTGCGGAGACAAGTCGAGAGATAACATCACGTTAGAGCAGACAGAAGCCGTTCTAAGCCTTTATGGACTGATGGCACACCCCAAACTAGATTATCGCCGTGCGAAGCTTAGAGAGGGCAAGAAGAAGACCTACACGAACCCTTTGGCCGACTGCTTTGACTGGGGTGACGAGAATGAAGATAAGAAGTTCGGCTTAGGTTGTTCTGGTAAGGATTGTAACTATCAGGCATCGTTCGGCGATTACTTTTACGGAAATGAGAATTACGTAACTGCTCCAATGTTTGAAATGGTTGATGACTTATCCGCAACAGACTTCCGAGAGGCGTTGAGAAATAATAGCCCAATCGCAAAGTTTTTACCAGATGGAGTAAGTGAAGAAGAAGTTGTGTCACTATTTAATAACATCTAGCGGAGAACTTAAATGAAACTTACAAAAGAAACATTAAAACAAATTATCAAAGAAGAACTAAAAACAGTTCTCGACGAAGTAAGAATAAGACCTGTGCCACCATCAATCTTAAGTCCGGCACATGTAGAGAAAATTCATAGTTTAATCGATTCGGGTGATGAATCGTTTATCGATATGGCCAAATCCCTGATTGATGGACTCGGTGGTGATCCAAGCTATGTTGACCAATATATCGAATATTGGCAACTTAGTGACGCAGGAGAAGAGTTCGACCCAAGCAAAGCTGACCCAAAGTTCAAACAACCATGGGGAGCCGAAAGCAGACAACCTACCATACCGGAAAGATTTAAAGAACGTTTTGGAATGAACCCACGTCAACTTATCTTAAAGCAGTTGGAAAAGGACTACGGTGAAGCACAAGCAGCGAATCGAAAAAAACGATTTGAGATTCGTGACTGGTATATGAAAAGAGTGGAAGATTCAACTCGAGATTTAGAACTCATAGATCAAGGCCATGACCACTATCAGATTATGAAATTAAGAGATAAAAGGCTGAGCCAAGAGCCGCCAAGACCTGAATATTAAACTTTCTACTTGACAAACCTTCTGTGATGTGTTACATTATAAACAGGAGGACATTATGATCGAGGACAAAAGACAAATTGTAACCCAAGTTCTTGGGAGTTACTATCAAAAGGGTGATGAGCATTTGTATCATTGCCCTTATTGCAATCACCACAAAAAGAAAATGTCGGTGAACTTCGCAAATGGCTACTGGAAATGCTGGATTTGTGATGCGAGAGGCAAGAACATTTACCGAATTGTAAGAAAGTTCGGCACTTACCAGCAACGACAAAAGTATCTTGAATTACAAGGAAGGCTCGATCTCAACGAGTTCGACAATTTATTCAGAGAACTTAACAGCATTGAAGAGAAGCAGCACATCGATTTACCCGAAGAGTTCATCTCATTGTGTAATAAAGACTTGCCCATTGAGACAACAGACGCATTCCGCTATCTGTCCTCTAGAGGCATTGGTCGGAGAGAAATATTAAAATGGAAGATTGGCTATTGTAAGGAGGGCCGTTATGCAGGAAGAATTATTATACCGTCGTTTGACGTGGATGGAGATTGCAATTACTTCATCGCTCGCAGTTACGTTGGGCATTCTTATAGGTACCTCAACCCTCCAGCGGATCGTGACATCGTTTTTAATGAGTTGATGATTGACTGGGACGAACCAATCGTTCTTGTCGAAGGTGTCTTTGACGCAATCGCAGCAGGAGAGAATGCCATTCCAATCCTTGGCTCAACCCTTAGAGAGCAGTCACGTCTGTTCCAAGCCATCGCCATTCACGACACACCAGTCTACATGGCTCTTGACTATGATGCCGAGAAGAAAGCAGAATGGATCATCAAGTCCCTGCTTAAGTATGATCTCGAAGTTTTCAAAATTCCAATCGACGAAGAAGATGTTGGAGAAATGGGCGAGAAAGAATTCAAAGAGAGAATGCAAACAGCAGCACCAATTAAGAATGAAATGTATTTCTTTGAAAAACTTTTAGAAAACATTTGACAAGTCAATTGAGACGTGTTATCTTATATAAAACAACGGAGGAGAACATGGGTGGTAACATCTTTAAGAACACAGCAACGGCAATCCCTAGAGATAGAGTTGGACCAACAATAGAAGCATACAAGAAAGCATTGGGTCAAATTTTCCCTATGAAGAACTTAAGCTTAACACACTTTGAACCAGTAGGGTCTGCCGGCAAGAAAGAAGTCTCTGGTGATCTAGATCTAGCCATTGACGCAACTCACATTGTCAGGTCTTTTACAAGTTCAGAGATGGGCAAGTGGGGAATTGAATGGGATGATTGGAACGATCTCTATACGAAAATCCATAAGAGAGCACGTACTGCAACATACTACATGTCAAAGATGCGTGCACTACTGACGATAATCTCTGGTAAAATCGCAGAGAACAATATTGATGTAAACAATAGAGTTACCGCTGGTAACATCTTCACATGCTTCGAACAACACGATGCAAACGGACCGACAGGAGATTACGTTCAGATTGATTGGATGGTTGGAGACATAGATTGGCTTAGGTGGTCATACTATTCTCATGGGGAACAAGGTCTTAAAGGTCTGCATAGAACTCAATTTCTTGTGGCTTTATTTTCAGAGATTGGATACACTTTTAGCCACTTCAGCGGCATCAAGAAGAAAAAGACCTCAGAATGGACAATTACGTGCCCCGAGGATGCGCTACAACTACTGTCTAAGAACTATGGAGACATAAAGTATAGCCAAACGCAAACATTCGCTCAACTGCATTCTTGGCTTCTTAAGTGCGAACCACATTCTTATTTCGCGGTTATTTCAAGGTATCGAGAAATTCTGAGAATACAAAAAGAAAACGTTCCAAACGCTTTGCTTCACACTATTTAATACTGATTGTGGGGGTGTAGCTCAGTTGGGAGAGCACTTGCTTTGCACGCAAGGGGTCAGGAGTTCGACTCTCCTCATCTCCACTTTTTCTAGAACCTATGTTCTTCGGAGCTCTCACGCATCCTCTTGACCTCTCTTCGGAGAGGTTTTTTATTTTGGACTAAAATGAAAACAATAGATCTCCACGGTTCTCGATATAAAGACGCTAAACGCAAACTCGAACTATTTATTAATAGCAATTGGCGATGCAGAATGAAGGTTATCACCGGAAACTCAGAAGCCATGAAGGATCTTGTTAGTTCACTATTGAACTACTACGATCTAGAATACGAGCGCCGGGAGTTCCTCGGCTACATAATTGTTATAGAGCACTAGGAGTTATCATGCTATTAGCCTTATTTTTGGCCTGCGGTGGAGACATCGGTATTAGAACAACAGAAAAGGTTCAAGTCTTGGACACATCTGTTGATGATACAGACATCACAACAGAAGCGTCCACAGAACCATCATTAGAGCCTTCTAGTGAACCGGCTACCGAACCATCAACGGAACCGTCCAATGAACCTTTGGAGGGCACTGTTGGGCTTGTAAACTACAATCTAGAGCAAGTTGCCTGTTTACAATGCATGGGTGTGTCCCAAGAAATAACCATCCAGTTCGAAGCAAAGTTTCATGATAAAATAGGCGAGACACATCCAACATGGTATCCACCATCAGGACAGTGCGTAAACTCAATGAACCCTGTATCTATCTTCGTGCAAGGAAAGAACATTGGCTCATCAATCAACGTCTTCGGCAATCCGAACTCGTTTACAGCCTTCAATAACAACTCGAACATCTACAGTGGGTTTTTGACGGAATCTCAATATGATCGAGACACTCAGATGAGCGTACAAACTCAAGATGGAACATCGTTCCAATTCAGATCTATTCGTGGCTTTGACTTTATTGAACCTTATGAGATGCGTTATGTCGATCCGTCCTACGCCTTTGCAGCAGTTGTGTCAAAGTTTGGAACACAATTCTCATGGGGACCATCAGGAGGGCAGGACTTGTTCAACATCACAATCGCAACTTATTCCTCAGATGGAAGTCAACTTCTTGGCGTTGCATCATGCTCAGGTCCAGATAGTGGTTACATGTCTTTTGACGGCTCTTTCTTTCAAGCTTACCCTACGTGGTCTCTAACTGCAATACATATGACAAGATTTTCTCAACAAAGAGTTCCCTATGAAGGTCTCAATGGCTATGTCGACGTACAACTAGAATGGTCTGTTGTGGGAACCGGTCACATCGAATAACTTCCGCTACTCTCGGCACTATTTAGTGTTGGAGGGTTCGGTGTGGAAAAGATTGAAGTTGGATCATTGGTTATTTTTTTGGAAGAGTTCAAAGGAGATACTATTCCAAATGTAGGTATTGTCGTGGATGTGATTGACTTTAATAATTTGATTGGAGAAGAATTAGGTGAAGGGATCATGTGGTATGCCGTTTTGTTTGGGGATGTTGACATGGTTGTCTCATCTGAGATGATTATTTTACTTAGTTAGCTTGACAAGTTATCCTCAACATGTTATATTATCTTATACATTAGGAGGTATAACATGAATAAGTTTATTGACAATGCCGTCAAAAAAGGCTATGAGTTTATCGTAATAGAACCACAAGAGTGCTACAATGATTCAATAGTTGCTTTTGACAGAGGCAGGTTGGTTTACGACACAGAGAAACTAATGGATTGTTCTCGAAAATATTATGAATGGGAGTATGGAACTGCTATTGAGTGGTTTGAATATAATACTCTATCTCTCACATACATGGAGGGTGGCCCACTTTTTTTTGAAGAAGATGAGGAATATTACTTGACACACAACAATGAACGTGTTACATTAGAAGTACGAAACAAAATCCTGGAGGATAAATGAAACGAATTGCACACATCTCAGATAGCACATTTAGCGGATAGACACTATTTATAATAAAAAGGAGAAATAAAAAATGCTTATTTATTGTATATTATTCCCAAATGGAAAACGCTATGTTGGAAAAACTGAGTGCTCACTTGCAAAAAGACAGAAAGAGCACAGGCATCATTCAAAAAATGGGACAACTAGATTGTATAACGCAATAAGGAAATATGGCTGGGGTAATTTAGATTGGATTACACTAGAAGAATGTAAAAACGCAACAATACTCTCAGAAAGGGAGGTCGTGTGGATAGATAAATTTTCTTGCCTAGAGAGAGAGAAAGGGTATAACCTTCGTGAGGGAGGAGAAGGCGGCAGACATTCCGAAGAAACAAAGAAAAAGATATCCAAAGCAAATTTGGGAGAAAACAATGGAATGTATGGGAAACCTTCTTGGAATTCTGGTAAGAAGTTGTCGAAGTCTCACAGGGAGGCTCTGTCAAAAAGCCACAAAGGTCAAGATCCATGGAACAAAGGAAGGAGAGGCGAATACTCAACGGGACCTAGAAGCAGAGAATGTAAGGAAAAGATCTCCAAAGCAAACTCGGGCGAAAACAATGGCCAAGCAAAAATGACTTGGGAAGTCGTCAGGGCAATAAGAGAAGAGCACAAAACAACAAAAACAACACAAAAGAAATTAGCCAAAAAATATAATGTTTCGCCTTATATGGTTTGGTCCATAGTCAATAACAAAAGATGGAGGAAAAATGACTAAGAAAAAAATGTTTAGAATAAGCCACATTAGTGACACACACATCAGAAACCTTAAATATCACGATGAATATCGTCACGTATTCAATCAAATCTATGACAGTCTAAAGCAAGAGCAACCAGACTACATCGTCCACACAGGAGACTTGGCTCACACAAAGACGCAACTGTCCCCGGAGTACTTTGAAGTTGCTTCAAACTTCTTAAGGTCTTTAGCAGACATAGCTCCTACTATCATGATATTAGGTAATCATGACGGAAACTTAAAGAACGGAGACCGTCAAGATGCCGTCACTCCGATTATTGAAGCTCTGCAGCATCCCAACTTTACCCTACTTAAAAACTCTGGAGAGTACTCTCCCGAGCCAGGAATAACATTTAACGTATTGTCAGTGTTTGATAGGGACAATTGGCAACAACCATCTGATTCAAACTCTATCAACATAGCCTTGTACCATGGAGCTATCAAAGGTTGCCTCGTAGGTTCAGACTTCTCTCTTGATCATGGCGAAGATGATATCTCAATATTCTCATCTTTTGACTACTCTATGCTTGGAGATATCCACCGCACACAATTTTTAGATCAAGAGAGAAGAGTGTGGTATGCTGGATCCACAGTTCAACAAAACTTTGGAGAATCAGAATTGAAAGGTTATTTAATCTGGAATATTCACTCCAAGGATAAACATACAATCGACAAGAGGTTGTTTCGATCTCCTAGGCCGTTTATCACCGTCAACATCAATAAGGACGGTACTCTACCTAAGACAGACATTCCTAGAGGCGCAAGACTTAGATTGGTATCCAATTATAATTTGCCGGTTGCAAAGCTTAAAAGAGCATGTGACTATGCACAAGTGAAGTGGAGCCCATACTCTGTTAGTTTTGTTAACAAAGGATCTCGTGGATCTCTCGGAGGAGTTCTTGATGGTGCAACTGGAAAGTCAATCAACATGAGGGACGAGAAAAATCAAGAAAAGTTTCTGATAGATTTTTTAAAAAATAAAGAAATTGAGAAACAAGTGAAGGATCGTGTTCTAGAGTTGTCTCGAGAATATTTGAAAAAAGTAAATGGCGGAAGTGACGTTTCTAGAAATGTTTTATGGGATATACGTAAAATGACGTGGAACAATCTATTTAATTACGGAAAGGGAAATTCAATTGATTTCACTAAAGTTAATGGATTAGTGGGTATCTTTGGAAAAAATTACTCTGGTAAGTCATCAATTATTGATGCTGCCTTGTTCGGCCTTTTCAATACGACGTCCAAAGGAGAAAGAAAGAATGTCCATATCATCAATCAAAACAAAGAAAGAGCTCTTTGTAAGCTCGAGATCGCTGTCGGCGATGATGTTTATAAAATTGCTAGAAGCCTCGAAAAAACAACCAGCAAGTCTAAAGGACGCGAAGTCGTCTCGGCGAAAACTTCACTAGACTTCACAAAGCTAAATCTAGGAACTCACGAAGAATCCAAGAACGGTGATACTCGAAATCAGACTGACGAGAATATTCGTAAAACTTTTGGTACACTGGAAGACTTTATGATGACCTCTTTGGCTGCTCAAAATGATTCTTTTGGTTTCATGAATGAAGGCTCTACGAAGCGTAAAGAGATACTAGCAAAATTTTTAGATCTACAGATATTTGATCAAATGCATAAATTAGCCAAGTCTGATTCATCAGAGATGCGTGGCGTCATAAAGCACTTGAACTCTGTTGACTGGCAAAAAAAGCTATCTCGAGCAAAGGCTGAGTTTTTAGAGATTGTCGAAGACATTGATAATCAACAGTCCTTGTGTTCTAAGCACACCGCTAGATTATCTGACCTCACAGGAGAACAGCGTCTGATACAAGATCAAGTTGAAGCCGCATCACAAAGAGAAATAGATATTGATGATGTAAAATTGTCCCTTTCAAAGTCTCAAAAATCGCTTCTAAAGAACTCTAAAGACATAGAGAGCCTCTCTAGCGAAGTAAACTCTAAACGCAAGCAGATCGAAGATTTAAACCTCAGATTGCCAAGCCTGCTCGAAGAATCAACTAGAGCAAGAGAAGAGTTGCAATCATTAGAAAAACTCAAAAGTCTAATAAGTGACACCCACAAGTCCGTTGAGAAAGCAAAGCGAGAAAAATCTAGGCTACAGTCCAAGATAGATATGCTGCATGACCACGAGTATGACCCAGATTGTAGCTTCTGTAGCAACAACGAGTTTGTCAAGAAAGCAGAAGAGGCAAAGGTCACAATTGTAGATGTTACCCAAAACATAGAGAGCCTTAACTCTCAAATGTTGGACTTGAAAATGAAAGCATCGCTTTTCAACGAAGTTTATTTAGAAGCAGTTGTTCGAGACTATGAGGTTCAACGCGACACATTAGCTAGGGAACAATCTGAGGTTCGTAATATGTCTTTAAAGCTGGAAAACTGCGAAGGAAAAGTTTCATTGATGGTACGGCGCATCAAAGATCTTGAAGCAGATATCGCCTACTACAACGATAATATCGAAGCTTACGAAAATCTTACTTCATTACGCAGAGATCTTAAAGCCATCAGCAAAACTATCTCAATCAAAGAAACTGAGATAAGCCGGTGTCAATCTAAAGTTCTTGAGTTCATGTCCGAGAAAGGATCTGCCAAGAGAACCATAGAGGAAGCAGAAGAGCGTATTAAGCAAATCAAAGATGCAGAAAGAGATTACATTGCTTATGACTTGTTTGTGCAGGCCACGCATGCAAATGGTATCTCATATGAGGTCATCAAATCTATGATGCCTGTGATAAACGAAGAGGTGCAAAAAATACTTGCTTCTATTGTTGATTTTCAAGTATTTTTTGACAACGACGGCGACAAGCTAGAAGTATATCTCCAACATCCTAAATATGATCCGCGACCATTATCTATGGGTTCTGGTGCAGAGAAGACCATCGCATCAATGGCAATTCGCCTTGCTCTGATATCTGTATCGTCTCTACCCAAACCATCGTGGTTTATCTTGGACGAACCTGCAACTGCGCTTGATGCTGAACATATGGAAGGTTTCACTAGGCTTTTGCAAATGATTAAAACTCAATTCAAGACTGTTCTTCTGATTACACACTTGGAATCACTAAAAGACATTGTTGACACAACAATTGAGATAGATAAGGTCGATGGATACGCGCAGGTCAATTTGTGACACGATATACTATTTAGTTTCAAAATAGGAGTTCTATTATGGGATTAAAAGAAGAGTTGGCTGAAAAGCTGGCAGGTATTGACTGTAAAGACAAAATTAAAGAGACTCTGGATGAACATAAAGATGACATCCGGAGTGCTCTTTATCAGGACAGAAAAGACAAGGGAGTACTCGATGCGGTTCAAGAAAAAGTTATTTCTCGTAAGCTTCTTGTATTTGGTGTGGCCACTGGGTTGCTTTATTGGGGCGCAGGTCTCGATGCCGATACTTGGGGTATGATTGCTGTTACTTATATTGGCGGACAAACTGCGATTGATTTTGCAAGGACGTGGCGTCATGGTTGATTGGTTAAAGGACAAGTGGGAATTCCTATTGGCAGGACTTACAGTTTTGACCGTGTTTGTTTTAGGTCGAAAGAGCAAAGATGGTCAGCTTGAAATTGCTGAGACAACTATCAAAGCAAAAGAAGAAGAGATAAAGGTTGTCACCAAGACAGCTTCCGATGAGAGATTGAAGAAGGCTCTCGCAAGAAAGAAATATTCCGAATCAAGACTTTCTTTGATGAAAAAAAGAAACAAAGCCCAAACCGACTTAGAGAGATACGACATTGAAAGAAAGCTCGAGTTGGTTGAACAGGCAAAGGAAGATCCTGACGCCATCGATCGTATCTTAATGGAAGAATATAACATCGCAAAACTAAAATGATTTTACTACTAATTTCATTAGTCTCCGCCGAGCCGCTCATGACCTCTCTCGATAAAGGTCAGGCGGCTCCTTTTGGTGGTAGACTGTTCAACGACGAAGCAGTGGCTTCAATAATAGCAGGAAAAGAGTTCGCCGAGGAACAATGCGAGATCCAAATGTCTCTAGATTATTCTCTACAATTAGCAGAGAAACAACTAGAAATTGACTATTTAGGCATTGAAAAGGAAACTTTGCAAAAGAAGCATGATGCTCTAATGGAAATCCGAGATCAGGAAATCCAAACCTTGCGTAAACACATCAACCCCAAAAGATCTATGTGGATCTTTTTTGGAGGGTTTACTTTGGGAACAGCATCTTCTCTTGCAACTTACTATGCTGTTAATCAAATATCGGAGAACTAATGAGTAAAGATCCAAATTACGCTGCAAAGGTTGAGAAAGCCATTGCGGAAAAATACGGCAAAGAAGCCGTGGAGAATCCCAAGTCCAAATGGGACGATGAAAAAGAAAAAGAATATCTAGCTGAACTGAAGTCAAACTATCGCAACGATAAAACAGAAAGCAAAAGAGTTGAGCTTGGGAGTGTTTTAATCTCAAAAGAACTACTTAATAGAGAATCCGAGCGTTCATGTCCAACTTGTAACACTTATTCATTTAAATCCGTTGATGATCTTTACATGACGAAATTTGAATGTTGCTACAAATGTTATATTCAATGGATAGAAGGTCGGGAAGAAAGATGGAAAAAAGGTTGGAGACCAAACAAATGAAACTTACAAAACAAACATTAAAACAAATTATCAAAGAAGAACTGGACGCAATGTTGAGTGAAGAACAAGTTGATGTGAAAGTTAGAAACTTTCCTAGTAACTCTGGTGAACCACGTTACTTTGTTAAAGTAGGTGATAAATTTTATCAAACACAAGAGAGTGTCGCGAAAGACATCGAACAAAATGGCTATGACCCAAAGAAGCATGATTATGATATGTCAGAAGTGTCTGATGAGATGCTAATGAAAATAGCACCAAAAATGAAATAACCATAAATAGGAAACAAGAAGATGAGTAAAGAAACATTAGAAATTATACAGGGACTTTCCCAAGCAGCAGCCAACGGTTCATACGATGGCGGTCAACACATGGAAAACTACTCACACGACGGACAAGTTCGCAAGACTGGTCTTATGCGAGAAGAAGGAATTCCTCTTCTCGACAAGCGCTGCATTGACGGCTTCAAAGTCAAGTTCTACGGAGACTCAATGATCATTAATTATCAATCTGATGTTATGATGAGAGATTTCAAAGACGATGGTTTTGAAAACGAAATTGTTCAAACCATCAATGAAGTAAAAAAGTTCTTACAAAAAGAATATAAAACCATTACCGGCAAATCCGTTTCCTTAACTGCAAAAGGTGAGCCTCAAATGATTGTACAAACTACATCTAGAGTTCGCACATTTGTACAAGCATATCAGCATTATAAAATTGGTGGGTTGAGCATGGACGGCATAGGGCAACCATCAGAACCAACCGTTCGAGACATTACAAAGAAATTTTTAGAGACCGCAAAAGCAAAGCGTCCTCAAAATGAAAAAATTAACCCAAAGGATAATCAAAAATGAAACTTACAAAAGAAACATTAAAAAAACTCATCAAAGAAGAATTGGAAGCTGTTATGAATGAGGGGGAATACCGTCACAGCGGTAGAGACGCCGCAGCGGAGCGTGGAGTTCACGGTCTAGGAAAGCATTCAGCTGATGACATGGAAAAGAAGAGAAGAGCAGGTGCAGCAGCAGACGGTGCGCAATCAAGAGACAATGCTGCGATCAATGCTCGTGCAGATCAATTAGTCAAAGAAATGATGTCTGATGCTCAAAAAGAAATTATGGAAAATGTTCTGAGTAGTTATTATGGACGATTGTTGCAAAAACATGCATCAAAGTACGTTAGTGACATTAGAGATGCTTTGGTTAAAAATAAGATCTGGAGATTGCGAGAACTAGAAAACATTTCCGGATCAAGATCGAGTGGCGATGCTACTGGTGAAGAAGTGGACGGATACATTTCAGCCTCAGCGTCTGAGGCGATCAAGGGATATGAAAGAGTTAAAAAAAGAGCTCAAAAGAAAGCCCAAGCTGAAGTTTCTGGAGGTTCTGACGGGTCAAATAAGAAAAGATCCTTCATGCAAAAAGCAGGAAGCTTCGTGACTGGAAAAGGATTTCGCGAGGAATAAGTGAAACTCACCAAAAATGAAATCGTTAAAGAACTTGTAAAGTGCGGAAAAGATCCTCAATATTTTATTGATAATTATTGTAAGATCTCGCACCCTATGCATGGTCAAATTCCTTTTAAGACTTATGACTATCAGAAAGACATGCTCAAGAGCTTTAACGATTATCGTTTTAACGTAATTTTAAAAGCAAGGCAGCTCGGGATCTCAACCATTTCGGCTGCTTATGTTGCTTGGTTCATGTTGTTCCACCGAGAAAAGAACGTTCTCGTAATCGCAACAAAGTTATCTACAGCAGTGAACCTCGTAAAGAAGGTTAAAATGATCTTCAAGAACCTTCCTCCATGGATGATGATTGCGAAAATTGCTACAGACAACAAGCAATCATTCGAGTTAACAAACGGTTCTCAAGTTAAAGCTGGAACCACATCAGGTGACGCTGGTCGTTCAGAGGCTTTGTCACTTCTCATTATTGACGAGGCAGCGTTCGTTGACGGCCTTGATGAGCTTTGGACGGGTCTTTACCCTACTTTGTCTACAGGGGGACGCTGCATAGCTCTGAGCACCCCTAACGGCGTTGGAAACTGGTTTCACAAAACCTACTCCGAGGCTGAGACGGAAATGAATGATTTTTTCCCAACCAAATTAAATTGGGACGTACATCCAGATAGAGACGACGCTTGGTTCGAAAAAGAAACAAGAAACATGTCTAAACGCCAAATAGCTCAAGAGCTTGAGTGTTCATTTAATGCTTCTGGTGAAACAGTGATTAACCCAGAGGATCTTCAAAGGATTCATGAATTAATAGTCGACCCAGAATATAAAACAGGATATGACCGCAATTTTTGGATCTGGGAAAGATATGAGGATACATGTCCATACCTTCTTGTAGCAGATGTTGCGCGAGGTGATGGCGCAGATTTTAGTTGCTTCCATATACTAAGAGTGGACACTATGACAGTCGTAGCTGAATACCAAGGTAAGCCTGATCTTGACATGTACGCTGATATATTATTCTCAGCAGGTAGAGAATATGGCAACTGTTTGTTGGTGGTTGAAAATAATGGAATTGGTATAGCTGTTTTGGAAAAGTTAAAAGAACTGCAGTATCCAAAAATTTACTATTCTATCAAATCTACTCATGAATATGTAGAGTCTTATTTGGCCGAGAATGACGACAGAGCAGTGCTTGGCTTCACAACCTCGACTAAGACAAGGCCGCTAATTGTAGCCAAATTGGAGGAGTACGTTAGAAACAAACTAATTAATATACACTCCAATCGTGTTTTTCACGAACTAAAAACTTTTATTTGGCACAACGGCAAGCCTCAAGCAATGCGCTCTTACAATGATGATTTGGTTATGTCCCTCGCAATAGCATGTTGGGTACGCGACACAGCCCTCTCAGAAAATGAAAGAGACATGGCATACAAAAAGGCGATGTTAAATGGTTTGATGAAGTCTACAACGACTATGAATACTCAAATCAAAGGCCAAAAGATTTATAAAGAGACGTTCGCCGAAAAACACGAAGAGGAGATAAAAAAAGCAAAAGAATTTTTGTGGATATACAAAGGATAGAAAATGGCCCGTAACGAAAGAAACCCGAATAATAATAAGAATGATTTGTTCAAATCTTTAACAAGAATATTCTCAGGTCCGATGACCCAACGAAGAACACAATCTGGGAGACAACTTAGACGGCGGCATTTAGACATCTACGCAAAGCGTTTCAAGTCAGCCTCAGGACAACAGTTCAAAAAGACTGAATATAACCCGATGAACATCATGACGCTCAACATGATTTCAAACAGAAATCGATCAGAGCGATATGTTGATTTTGATCAAATGGAGTTCACGCCTGAGATTGCATCTTCTTTAGATATTTATGCAGACGAGATGACCACTCACTCAGCCTTGAATCCAATGTTACATATCAAGTGTCCAAATGATGAAATTAAATACATACTACATTCTCTATACTACAATGTAATGAATATCGAACACAACCTCTTTGGTTGGGCAAGAACCATGTGTAAGTACGGAGACATGTTTTTGTATCTTGACCTTGACGAAGAAAAAGGTTTGCAAAATTGTATCGGACTACCTCCTCAAGAAGTCGAGAGACTTGAGGGCGAAGATCCAACAAATCCAAATTACGTACAATTCCAATGGAACTCAGCGGGCCTAACTCTAGAGAATTGGCAAATGGCTCACTTTCGTGTTCTTGGAAACGACAAGCATGCCCCGTACGGAACATCTGCATTAGAGCCCTCCAGACGCATCTGGAGACAGCTTACGCTTCTCGAAGACGCAATGATGGCCTATCGTATTACACGATCGCCAGAGCGCCGTGTGTTCAAGATTGACGTTGGCGGAATTGCTCCTCAAGATGTTGAACAATACATGCAGAAAGTTATGACACAAATGAAACGACATCAAGTTGTTGATCCGACCACCGGTCGCGTAGATTTACGCTACAACCCTCTTTCGATTGAGGAAGACTACTTTGTCCCGATCAGAGGTGGACAGTCCTCTACGAACATTGAGAACCTTCCTGGTGGACAATTCACGGCACAGATCGAAGACGTTAAGTATCTTCGAGACAAATTATTCTCAGCATTAAAAGTTCCACAATCTTACCTATCAATGGGTGAAGGCGCAACTGAAGATAAGACAACCTTAGCTCAGAAAGACATCCGCTTCGCAAGAACCATTCAAAGACTGCAAAGAGTTTTGATTTCTGAATTAGAAAAGATTGGCATCGTACACTTATACACTCTTGGCTATCGAGGAGACGACTTGTTAAACTTTAAATTAAGCCTTAACAATCCATCGAAGATTGCTGAGATGCAAGAGCTTGAGCATTGGAAAACCAAGTTTGATATTGCTGGAGCTGCAACTGAAGGATATTTCTCTCGGCGCTGGGTTTCCGAAAATCTTCTGGGACTATCTCAAGACGAATATTTAAGAATGCAAAGAGAGATGTTTACTGATAAAAAGTTCATGGCGGAACTCGAAGCAGCCGCTCAACCACCAGAAGAAGGCGGTGGCGACTTAGGCGGAGGAGACTTAGGCGGAGATGACCTGGGTGGAGACTTGGGAGGCGATGACCTAGGAGGTGACCTGGGCGGAGACGATCTTGGTGATGACTTGGGTGGAGCTGATGAGCCTGCTGCAAGTGGTGGAGATGAACCTGACTTGCTAGCTGAACCTCCTGCTAAACGCGATGACGATGCGAAGCCAAAAAAGAGAGGTCCATACAAGAAGCACAAAATTTCCTATCGCAAAGGTGGATTTTCGAAACAAATGAAAAACCAAGCCTTTAGCGGAGAGGTCCGAGGATCTACAGCAAGAACAACATTTCCGGGAAAAGTAGGTTTTGGAGGAGTGGATTCTTTGTCTAGAGCGATTTATGAACAGAACGAAAATGAAGAAGACAAGCTATTTAATACCAGCGCAGGACTAAAAACCCTGCTAGAATCACTAAACAAAAAGGAAAATCCAAATGAAACTTAATAAAGAAACACTTAAACAAATCATTAAAGAAGAGCTTGACGCTGTCATGAATGAGACGATGACCGTACCTCCAATTGGAGGAAACATAACACCAGAACAGCAGCAGAAAATTGATGAACTAATCCGATCTAATAATCCAGAGGATGTGAATTTTGCTAAATCATTGGTGGATGCGCTAGGTGGAGATCCAGAATATGTTGAAAGAATTTTGGCTATAGATTACGAAGGGATTACATCTTTGGCTCATCAACAGAGAGATGTTATTGATACCTTCCCCGATCCTAAGGATGCAACACCTCAAGATCATAGAGATGCCTACAGTGCGACATCAAACTATGATGGAGATGCTCGACAGAGAATAGCAGACAAATACTCTGACACACCAGAACAGGCAAGACGTGCAGGACGCATGTATAACAATGCTATGAACTCGAGGATCCGTAGATGAAACTTAACAAACAAACACTAAAACGAATTATAAAAGAAGAGCTCGACGCAGTTATGAATGAAACAAGAATTAAACCAGACTTAACTGGTATTCCCGATGAGTATGTTGAAAAAATAAATTCGCTCATTGACGATGGCGAGGTTGCACAAGCATCATCACTGATCGATGCCCTAGGGTTTGATCCAAACTATGTTGACCAATATAGAGAGTATCAACAAGTTGGAGACATAGAGAAACTAGGAAACAAAATGAGAGATTTATACGCAAGCCATGGTGGATCAGACTCATATGAGTATTTGGGTCATCCGTTCCACGATGAAGTGGATAAAATCCAAGGTCAGATTGATGATTTGGCCCAAGAGAAAGCAGATGCTTATGGTAACCCAATAATTCCGGGTGACCAAAAATCTTTCGATGACGCCGTTCGAACGCGTCAAATTCAAAGAAATCGAAGAGGTGGTTTAAAAGTCGGACCAAAAAAATAACAAGGAAACAAACATGAAACTAAGCAAAGAAACATTAAAAAGAATTATCAAAGAAGAGTTTGATAGACTAAGTGAAGGTATGTTTTCTCCGACTGAAATATACATGGACTTTCAGAGACAAGGTGGTCGGGATTATTGGTTATCTAAAGCACATGGGATGGATATGAAGTATTCAGATTTTATGCATGCTGACCAAGCACTTAAAGCCTACATTGATGAGATCAACCCATCCTTAAATGATATGCCCCAAAATGTTTGGAGTCAAATAACGCAACTAATTAATGACACAGTATAAAAAAAAAGGAAGCAAACATGAAACATAATAAGAAAAGAAATACCGCTTTTCTTTACGAATGTCTAATTCGTGAATTAACAAAAGCAATTGTTCAAGAGAACAAAACGAAGCAAACAAAAGTCAAGGGTCTTTTAAGAGAATTTTTCTCAAAAGGAAAGCCTCTTAAGCAAGAGTTAGATCTGTACTCTTCTATTTTGGAATCTAAAGAAATGGATAGAGATTACTCTAAAAGATTTCTAACTGAGACTAAAAAAGATTTTAATAATTTAGATAGAAAGTCAATATTCAATGAGCAGACATCTCTAATTTCAAAGATTAACAAGGTCCTTAACAACCGAGTATTCTCAAACTTTGTTCCAAATTACAAAGATCTCGCCACAGTTGGCTTGTTCCTACAGGACAACTCACTAAAGGCTAAAAAGAGAATTATGTTGGAAGATAAAATGTTGGGCATGGTGAGCGGAAAAGAAGAAGTCATTTTCGAAATGCAACATGTAGACAAGCTAGAATTTCACATGTTTGTTAAGAGATTTAACGATACGTACAAACATTCATTGCTCAAAGAACAGAAGGAGTTGCTCAGCAATTTCATCACATCATTTGCAGACAACGGTTTAGGACTTAAATATTATCTGAATGAAGAGATTGGAAGATTAAAAAGCGCATTTGATTCTAAGATAGATGAAAACAACGCCTCAAAATTAAATGAAAATTTTAAAAGAGTTAGACAGAAATTAGATAATTATGCAAAAGCACCATTAACTGAAGCGTCTGTAACGGAAATCTTTTATATTCAAGACTTATTGTCGGAGGTTCAAAGAGATGTCGATTAATGTTAAAATCTCTAGCGAGAAAGATCAGGAAATACAACTACCTAAAGAAAAGACTGTGAAGATAGAGATTGTAAATAAGGACAAAGTAAATTTTAAGTTAATGTCCCGCTCGGCTATAAATGGAGATATTATGATTTTAGACCATAAAGATATCGACATTGTAATAAGTCAAGACAAGGGAAAAATAATAACGTTTGCGAAAGAAACTTTGTCAGATTTTACTTATGGCGCCGAAGCTAGACTTCTTGAGTTCATGAGAAGAAAGGGAATTCTAGAATATAATTCCATCAAAGGTGGAAACATTTATGGATCTCTAGAGGGACAGTTGATGACGTCTGCTGAGACTGATGTCAACAAAGTTGCTTTATTGGTTATATCTGAGTGGATGACAACTGAGGAGTCCTACATAAAAGGTACAACAGCGTACGATGATGTGCAAGATGACCATCTAGTTTCACCAGATGGAGAGTACTCTACTGAATTTGGCGAAGTGCCACACGAAGAAGAGAAAGGCTCGATAAGGCAACAAAACCTGTTCGCCCCGTATATGTATGGTAGGTACACTTATGAGTAGTCAAAAACTTATCATGGAAAGCTGGAGACGGTTTCTAAAAGAAGAAGACGAAAGAGGCGAGCGCTTAGATCCAAAAGATGTTTGCCTAGCTTCTTATATCACACCTGGTTCCGATGCTACGTTTATATTGTATCGTCGCGGCAAAGGAGAGACAGTTGAAGACCAATTTGATAATCTATCGATCATTGGATCAATATGGATAGAAAGCCTTAAAGAGGAGGGCCCTTGTCTCTCCGGTGATGGTCGAGGACCAGCCTGGCACGTAAAAGCAGTTCACACCGCTCCTTCACACAGGAGAGTTGGATATTCAAACGAGTTATATGGTTTTGCATTTTTGATTGCAAAACAAAACAATGCCGCATTAACCTCAGACAAGCATGCTGGGACAAAACCCAAGGCCATCATGAAGTGGAAAGGCTTCGAAAAAAACACTTCAACATACGAAAAGGCATCAACAAGCAAGCCCTATAGTTCTACTGAATTTGACTATGATGGATCAACTCCTGATCCGAAAGATGATTGTGCTACCATAATTGTTGGAGATGATCCAGACAATGGCACTGACTCTGCTTTTGTGCACAAAAACCCAGAGATTTACGAAGACATAATGGTCTCATACGAGGCGAACCACCAACAGTTTCTAAGTGAACTGTTGCCAACAGAGTGGGTGACGGAGCGTGAGTTTACAATAGAGTTAGCGGAAAAAGAAGACGACAGCTTCAACAACGCGTTTCCGGAGGAAAAATGATAAACCAAAAGCTTATCATGGAAGGATGGAGAGAGTTCCTAGGACTAGTCGACAAGAAAAAAACTAGCGACTTTAATCTAGCACAGACGTGCATGATCGTACTAGGTCAAAAAGGGTCCAGAAAGAAAATAATTCTATACAATCCTAGAGAGTTTACAGAGCTGTCACGCGATGACATGAGAGAGAATGGACAATACAAAGAAGCAGAAATTATTGGGGGCATAGACCTTGTGCTTTCCACTAAAATCTCGCCCGAACCATGCATAGCAAACACGTACCAAATCACGGCAATCTATGTCACAGATGCCTACAGAGGGAAGGGACTTCAAAAACAACTAATGGACATCGCTTTCTATATGGTCTCTGAGGAGGGCGCCGGATTAACTTCAGACCATCATTATGGTACGAGACCCAAGGCTGGTGGAGCATGGAAGAAAATTGAAAAAAGCCCAGACTATGAAAAGAAGACGACAAATAAAGGAAACGATACTTTTGACTACGAAGATGCCACACCAGACCCAAACGATGATTGCAATAACCCATCAAGAGATCCCGCCGCGACTGATCATAGCTTCGAAAAGAAATCAAACTCTATAGGCAAAAAACTGTTCGATGATTACAAAGCAAATCACAAAGTAATAACTGACTTCTTGAAGAGTAAGTTTATGAAAATTGATAACTTTGAATATACCATGGCAGATATTTCTGATAATAAATTCAGAGATGCATATGCCGATAGCTAATGGGAGGGCAACATGAAACAAAAACTTATAATGGAAGGATGGCGAAAATTTCTTCTGAATGAAAACATTGTATCTGAGGGTATATGCCTCTATCATCATGGCGCAGGCAGGCCCAATCAAAGAATCATCCTATACAAACCTGTTGAGGATACGCAAATTAAAAGCAGATTATTCTTGGACACTATTATAGTTGGTGCGATTTTATTTCAAAATACTGATAGCGTAGTGAACGAGCCGTGTATTCCGGAGACATTCCAAGTCAGCACAATCTTCACACACAAGGACTATGAAGGTCAAGGGTTTCAAAAGCTAATGATGGATTGCGCTTTCTATGTTTTAGGAAAAGAAGGGAAAGGCTTAACATCAGACCAAGATACAGGCACAAAAGACAAAGCCGCTCGTGCATGGGACAAGATTGAAAATTCCTCAGAATACAAAAAAAGAGAGACAGATGACGGTAACAACATGTTTGACTATACGGATCAAACAGATGATCCCAATGATGATTGTAGCATGCCTAGCCAACATCCAGCTACCACTCACAGCTTTGAGAAGCGGAACGCATCCAGCATCCAACCGCAATATGATAGTATGAAAAACAATCACATAAATTTTCTTAAGAAAATAGGTAGAGACAAGGGAGCATTCAACAACATGTTGAAAAATAGATCTCGAGCAGATTTTATAGAAAGATATTCGGGGCTTTAATGGAAACATTACATTTTATTTTAGCAGCATACGGCATGACATTTATGATAGTCTACGGTAAAATCTTCGAAGACATCCGACCCAAGAAAGACTACACAAAGAAGTGGAACACGCTGTGGAATTGTCCATTGTGCATGGGATTTCACGTAGGTTGGGTTTTAATGCTCCTTTCTCCATATACGGAACTATTTAGTTTCGAGCGTTCTTTCGGGAATGCTTTTGTTCTCGGTTGTATATCAGCTGGGACATCTTATTTAATTTCGGTCTTAGTCGATGATTTTGGACTAAGGCTATCGTCGAGATCAGGAGGTGATTATGTCGATGATTAAGCGCTGGGTTTTACAACCCGTCCGTCGCTGCTGCAGCGGATCCTAGCTCGAGCGGGTAACGCCCGCTAAGGGTGGAGCTTAGCTCTGCCCACCTTTTTTTTATTTTGGAGAAGAAAATGAGTAAACAATTATTAAGAGAGTTTCATGCATTATGCCCCGACGGTCGATGCTTGGATCTTTTGACAGAAAGAGAAAAAAAAGAGGTTGTCGAAGAAGGCGTGGTCTATTTGACCGGTCGAATTCAAACAGCAGATAAAAAGAATGGTAACGGTCGCAAGTATCCACACAAAGTTCTCAAGAGAGAAATGGATAATTACATGGCAATTGTTAAAGACAACAGAGCGTGTGGTGAATTAGATCACCCTGATGATTCTGTAATCAATCTAAAGAACGTTTCTCACATGATCACCGATTGTTGGTGGGAAGGTAAAGATGTCATGGGAAAGATTAAAGTCTTAGATACTCCAAGCGGAAGGATTTTGAAAGACCTTATCAACGCTGGTGTCAAACTAGGTATTTCATCACGAGGGTTAGGATCAGTTCGCGAATCAATGGGTACAACAGTTGTAGAAGAAGACTTTCAACTTATTTGTTTTGACATTGTTTCTGAACCATCTACACCAGATGCATATGTGTATCCTGGTGAAGGCTCAGGCAATAAAACAGCCAAAGCATTCAACATGCGCCTTAGAGAGCATAGAGAAAATAATATTGATAACCTATTTAAGAAGATTCTTGGAGACTAAATGAACAAAGAACAATTGAAGAAAACTTTAAAACCTCTAATAAAAGAGTGTGTTAAAGAAGTCATTTTTGAAGATGGAGTTCTCTCCGGTATCATTTCAGAAGTCTTGAAGGGCACTGGATCTCAACGCATTGTTGAGACACCAACACAACCTTCATACAGAAAACCACAAATAGACCATGAAGCGAAACATAGACAAATGAAGAAGCAACGTGAAAGAATGTTGGAATCTATAGGCGCAGACGCATACAATGGCGTTGACTTATTCGAAGGTACACAACCTTTGAACGAGAGACAGGCTGGTAAATCCAGCCCTGCAGCAGGCAGCAAAGCCTTAGAAGGAATTGCACCGAACGATCCCGGCGTTGATATCTCAGCTTTCGGAATGTCTTCAGCTATTTGGTCAAAATTAGCAAAGGGAAAATAATGGCTACCAATTATAAAATGAAGCCTCGCAAAGGCGAGACTATGGAAAGATTTATCAAACGTTTCACTAAGAAATGTAAAAAGCTTGGAATTATCCAAGAAACTAGAGACAAAAGACACTTCCAGTCTGTGTCTGAAAAGAAAAGGCTTGCTCGCAAAAAATGGAGAGCAAACTTAAAGAAGAAGAAAAAATAACTATTTAGTTCAAAAGCGGAGTACACATCATGGGAAATTATAGAGTCGGTCTAAATCACGTTGGATCTTATCAGGT